CTACTCACAACTGTGCGGATTTCCGGCACCCTTGATCACCTGGTACCCGGCATGGTGGTCAGGCTCGTAATCGCCGAAGAGACCGATAGCCCAGGCCTCCTCGTGCTCCATCAGCGCCCACATCCTGCCCGCCTCGGCAAGCTCGAGCATGTCCACCAGGTCATTGTCATCGACATCCCGGCGCCGGTGAGCGGCGTAGGCCATCTCACTGAGCACCGCAGCGCGGCCATCGGGATCGGTTATCAGCGCGGTCTGGTCGCCCAGTTCGACCAGCCACCCCTTTGGCAGCCCGGCCATCATTCCGCCCTGCACCACCACGACTGCGCGTACATCACGCCGTCGATCTCCTCGATGCCGTTGATGTTCATGCCGAGCTGGGCCATGCCGTTGACCCTGGCATCGTGAAGCCGGGGTATCACGTCAGGCCCAGGGGTCGGGTTGAACACCCAGGCTTGAGTCGCGACCCGGCCCAGCGGCTCACTGTGGTGGTCGCCGATGTGGATGTCTGCCCGGAGCGGAGTGATCTTCCCGAGCTGACTGGTGGGGATGGCCACGCCATTCACGCGGCGGCGGACGAGGAGGAAATACATAGGGCACCGATACTGTACAAAAACACAGTATCTTATAGGCGGATCCAGGTGCGGGGAATTGCCGATCAGCGGATGGTCTTTATGCCATCGACCACCGACTCACAGGCCAGGCCGGCTATTCGGCTTCGCTCAAGCGCTGCTGCGCAGCTGCCCGCCATTCGGTCAGCGTCTTCAAGCAATCCCCCGAGCACCACGACGGCAGAGGCTCCTGCCTGGCGCTGCTGGGCAGCGATGGCACCGCAGGTTGCTGTTCGGCCGGCGCGCAGTCGGGCGATTTCGCCGCGCAGCCCACCAGCAGCAGACTCAGCAGCAGCGGCGCGGCCTTGGGCCACTTCCAGTTGTTGTCGTGCACTCTCACCCTCCTCATCCGCCAGGGCCTGGCGACGCTGTTCTTCCTGTCTCGCCTGAGCGGCGGCGCGCCGGTCGCGCTCGACCACCTCCAGGCGGTAGTCGGCCAGTTCGGCCCTGGCTGTCGCGACATCGCCATGCGCCAACACAATCCTGTACTGCTGCCCACCGGCCACCATCACCAGAGCGATCAGCCACCAGCACCAGGCCGGCACCGCTGCCAGCCAATTCACGCCAGTGATCCGCCGAGCTCTTTCCACTTGGCCAGGAGCTTGTCCAGGCGGTGCGGGTTCTGCCCATAGTCATTGCCAGGGAAGCTGGCCCAGATGTTCGAGCACTTGGCGATGGCCTGCTGGAGTCGACCGGCCTTTATGTCGTCCAGCGCCTTGCGCTCACGGATCTGCTGCAGGGCAACGCGGTCCTGGTTCTCCGGAGTGAAGCCGCCAGCCAGGCGCAGGCTCACCCGGTATGCGTCCCAGTACCTGGCCAGAAGCTGGTAGCGGCCGGCGGCCGTGCTGGTCACCGGTTTCCCGTTTATTGGATAGGTCAATTTCTTGCGCGGGTGATCAGCGTAGCCAGTGAACAGGCTGCCGCCATACAGCACGTTGTAGCCGTCGTCGCTTGCCCTGATGGTCGAGGTGCCTTCTGAGAAGGCGATGAGATCCAGAAACCGGAGAACGTTCGCGCCGCCGGCCTGGGCTTCGGAGATTCGGGCCATGGTCATTTCCTATGGGCAAAAAGAAGCCCGCTCTGGGCGGGCTTTGGGGAGGATCTGCAGCATCTGCTGCTCGGCAATTGGCATTCTTCACTCCATAACAATTCATCTACTATTCTTTGCCCAACCAATGTCAGGTGCCGTCATGTCCAATTACGAATCCACGAAATTCCAGGCAGTGAACTGGGCTAACGAAGCTATCAGGATTGGGAATGAGCTGATCGGCGGTAGCGAATCAACCCCAAGGATGAGGTCTGTTCTTGATGAGCATTTTTTCCTAACCTCAATCACAATGCTAAACAGGATCTGCAAGTACATTTCTGAAAACTCGCCAGACCAGGATGAGGTGAAAGCTGCAGTAGATTTTTTTGATAAATCTACAGACGCCAGAGATGTCCGAAATAAGCGTGAGCACTTCGACGAATACATTGACGGCAACCACAAGCGCCAAGCCGAATTCGTTGTTGAAAAGAACGGGGTGTCAGCGGACCTGACGTCAGCATACGTTGATGAGCACGGCTACCATCTCGGTAATAAGGCGACCATCCAGGTTCTGATCAAATCCTGCGAGGATCTGCTGACGACGATTAAGTCGCCCTGGTAGTAAAGAAATGGCAGGCGCCTGAGCACCTGCTTTTCGCTACATCGCTACCCAGGCACCAGCGGTCCAGCGCCACCATCCGACAGTCCCGGTCTGCAAGAACAGGAAGCCCTCAGGAGCGGCGGTTATAGCCGCTCTGGTTGCAATCGGACCCACGTTAGGGATTGAACTGTTTACTGCCGTCCCTTTCAGTCCAAGCGCTACGTCTTGCATCACTGTCTGTATGGCCTTGGCGCCGTCCGTAACGGTTATCACCTGCCCCGGGATGAACTGCGAGCTCGATACCTCGGCCGCCGAATAGCACAGATCTACCGGGAACTCGGCCGACGAGTGCGTGGCCACCAGGTACAGGTCCGACGTGGCGTGCGAGACACGGAAGTTCGAATAGCTGCCGTCGAAGCGCGATGCAATCGAGTTGATAGCAATCGTGTTGCCCCGCGTCAGGGTGGTAGTTGATCCGCCGTTCACCAGATACCCGGAGGCTGGGCCATCCGGGCGGTTGAAGATTGCCGAGAACGGCCCTGCTGCCTGGAAATGAACCTCGGTACCGGTCGGGATCTTGACCGAGTACGGATAGAACTGCCGCAGGTAGATGTTCGGCGTCTGCACCACGGTCAGTGGCTTGCCCAGGCTATGACGAAGTCCGGACAGACCGAACGAAGCATCAATGCCGATCGCGCCTCGGCGGGCCTTGTTGACCTTGAACTTGTCACGCGGCAGACCGTATTCGTCGAGGATGGCATCACACATGATCTGCGAGATCATCCGGGTGGCCGGCGCCTGGTAGTGCACGTTGTCCGACCAGAAGTAGTAGCTGGGCGTGTTGGCGAACAGGTTGTAGAGCGTGACGAACCGGACGCCGTAGAAGTCGCACAGCCGCTTCAGGCTGCTGTTCCAGGCCACTGCTTTATCTCGATTCGCCTGCGTGCCGTGGTACGGAATCGACTGCACGATAGGTCGAATGCCGCCGACCAGAAGGCGATCAATCTGAAGCCTCATGTATTCAAGGTACTGCTCACGAGAAAAGCCCTGGGCAATATCGTTGGTGCCCCACGCCAGAACCATCACCTGCGGCTGGAAGGTAGTGATGGCGTTCTCCAGGCCGTTCCAGCCGAACTGAGCAGTCTCACCAGGCGAACCATCACCACGCACCCGACCTTCGGCGTAGTAGACGTATTCGCGGAGCTTCATCTCGACGTTGGCCGGGGTGGATCCCTCCCCCAGCGCCGTGACGCGATTCGCGCTGGCGTCGCAGAACGCAGTGTTCGAATCCCCCCAGAACGCGATAACTGGGCCTACGCGCCAGAAATACGAAGCATCGAACTTCTGGAAAGCCTCTTGCGGGAACAGGATGCCCTTCGTGATCTGATCGTGGGCCATAGTCGGGTCGCCACCTACTTCCATTGCACGTACGAATCCACGGGTCTCCATGTCCTTGCCTTTGGATGTGACGGTCGTGGAAATCGGGTAAACGCCCGCGTTGATGTCAAACGCCCAGGCTGTGTTGATTCCTGCATTCAAGTTGCCTGCCTGGTCAGCGGATCCGGTACCAGTTGCGCCTGAATCACGAGCGTTGGGAACAAGCTTTAGGGCCAGTTCCTGGCGCAGATAGGCGTCGCCAACTGGAACGAAGCTACCGCCCTCAGTGGTCCAGTTTCCGGTTGTGGTGTAGGGAAGGCTGAGCACTGGGCTTGCCCGGTAAAATTCACCATCTTTTCGGAAAATCTGGTTATAGGCGGTCAGATTTATGCCGGCTGCATAGTCGCCCATGAATTGGTATGCGCTATCAGCCATGAACTGGTCAAATGCAGCCTTTCTGTCCTCCTGGGCTGCATCAAACAGCTGCTCCATGCCTGCGAAGGATTTCCTTGTCACGCCAAGCCTGTCGATCCAGGTCGGCGCAGTCCCATTAGCTGCGAGGTCCAAATTTCCCGCATTGTCATGAAGATCGAATGGACTGCTCGAACCGTCCGGCTCAACTGGGTTTCCAGTGCTGTATCGCATATTTTCTCCGGGCATGAAAAAGCCCGCACAAGGCGGGCATGCTCGATAAGGTCCGGTCAGGCCGGTGGGAATTGGTCGTCGTAGGTGTAAACGCGGGCGTCGTATGGCATGCCCTTCATCGCCCTGTTGCCGTTGGCTGGGTCGGAACTGGTAATCAGCACCGGGTAGGCCCAGCGCGAGGCCGGTCCGAACAGGATGTGAGGCGGCTCAAGCGGGCCATCCACTTCTGGGGTGAAGTCGAGTGAATCGACGCGGACCGTGTACGGATCCACCTGCGTGGCAGTCCAGGGCCCGGATAGCGTGCCGTCCAGCTTGCGCACGCCGATCCGGTGCTCGCCGCCGGCACTGAAGTCCAGCGGTTCCGATGAGGTCAGCAGCGTTCCCGATCCGGTTACCTCGAAGGCCAGCAGGATTGCGCTCTGGCACCGCTTTGGAGCGTCATCAGCAACGGCCGCGAAGCTCAGATAGCCGCTGTTGCTGCCGTCCATCTCGGTTTCCCAGGTGTAAACGTCGGTGCGGAACTTCTGATGGCCACGCCGACGCATGCCGATGCGCCACGCCCGGGTTCGGTCGCTGACACCCGGCATCTTGATCTTCTCGACCTTTGTGCCAAGGTCACCTGGCCAGCGGCACTCAACCGTCTCCCAAGCCCATGTTTCGCGGGAGAAGTACTCCACATCCACGCCGTCGAAGTCGTTGATCGACGGCATGGCGCCGCTGATCTTCAGCATCTTGGTCATGTTCTGTGGCGAGTAGGTCTGCGTTTTCGGGCCGTAGGTGACGTCGAACGCTGCCCGGGCGCTGTCTCGCACCGGTCGCAGCAGGCCCCTGAAGGTCACCAGCTCACCGAAGCTGCACGCCAAGGCGTTGTTGATCATGTCCTTGACCGTGATCGTCGAGTCCAGCGTCTCATCGTAGGTATCGCCGCGGGCAACGCAGTTGTTGTGGAATGCCTGCCACTCGGGCAGATCCAGATCATCGTCCGTGTACCCGCGCTGCTTCAGCTGATAGATGCACCATGGCACGATGTCGCGGCTTGGCCCAGCACCGCCCTCCATCAACGGCAGGATGCGGGTTGCCTCGACGCTGACCTGGCTCTCCGACTGCGCAGACAGCCGGTCACCTCCACGGATGTTGCAGGTCATCACCGTCAGTCCCGGGTAGCTGGTGGGCGAGTTCTGCATGCGCCCGCGCAGGTCTGTCCAGGTGGCGTCATCCCGCGCTTCGTCGTTGACTCGGCCAGGCCGATCAACGTAAAGCTCTCTAATCCTTGCCTCGCCACGCATCGGGTAAGGCGCAGTAGTCCTATTTGTGAATCCCTGCGCATCAAGCGACCCTCCTGTGTGGGCCTTTTCGATAACGGTCCAGTCGCCGGCGATATCCATGTCCCGATACTCGAACACGTGATATGCAGTGACTTCGTAGATCTGTCCCTCTCGACCAATTCCGCATAGGCCATTGGCAAAGGTGACGGTCCACTCGATATCGGTAATCTTTTCCCCTTCCGGGCATAGTGCAAACGGACCTCGGTAGCCGCCCTGAAGGTTCGATGCGTCCAGCGTGATCAGGCCGTTCACCGTCTGCATGGAGCTGAATCCAGGCCAGCCCGCGTCGGTAGACCCGGACGAGGTCAGGCGCTCAACCTCGAGCAAGCTCGTACTGAAGGCCGTGATCCGGTAGCGAAGACCACGGGGCCCTATGGTTGCGAGGCCCTGGCCCAGCGCCAGGCCCACCACAGGCGACCCGCCGTCGTAGTCCAGCGTCATTTCCGCTGGCTGCTCGGGAATTCCGCTGGTCGTGGCCGTGCCAGTCACCCCGACCGGAGACGATCCCAGGATGGTTGATGCGCCGGTCGCCGTGATGGCCTGCCCAGCGAACGGGGTGAGCTCAACGAAGCGCAGGAGCCCGCTGCTCTGCTGCGCCTGGAATGGCGTGCCGCTGAGCAAAGTATTCAGGGCAGAGACCAGGCCGGTGAAGTCGGTCGTTGCTGTGTTCAGCGTCACCGGGTAAGTAGATGCTCCACGGACCAGGCTAAAGCTCAGCGGCGTGACGTCGAAGTCGTACCGGCTCGGTGCGGATGAGCCGGTCAGCGTCGAAGCGGTGCCAGGGTCTGCCGGAACGCCTGGGCTGTATGGCGTGTAGCTGTGCACCACATACAGGCCCGCATTTGCACCGGCCACCTCGATCAGCATGCCTGCCGTTGGGTTCAGCATTTCCAGCGGACCACGCACGATATCGCGCCCCGCGCCGCCGTCGATCACCGTGTAGGTGTACGGCGCAAGCACACGGATGATGATCCCATTCGACCAGTCGGCCGGGAACTGGCCGGATCCGGACGGCACGCTGATCGTATCGTCAACGAACTGGTAGGCCGAAGCCGTTGCCGACCTGGTGAGGTCGGTGGCCACGGTCAGCTCAAGGCCGGCCGAGCCGCTGGAGCTCGCCCCTACCTCTGGAACGTTGAACCAGTTGATATGGGCAGGATCGGCCGACAGGTCAGCGCCCGGCGGGTAAATGGTGAACGTCGCGTCTGCGCCCAGGGAGATCAGCGGGGTTTCGCCCACCTTCACCTTGGCCAGCGGCACGTCGTACTCGCCCTCGCCGATGTACAGCAGCATTTCAACGCGCTGGTCACGCGGAGAGACATGCGCCCGTCGGGGCTGGGTCAGATACGACGGATATACCCGCTGGTGGCCCGCGATCTGGCGCACCGGCTCGCCCAGCTTGACCTTGTTGCCCTTGGCGCTGGCCTCTGTCAGTGGGTCACCCTGCTGGGTGCCGGCGCTGGATGGCATGCCGGGCATCTTGGGCATGATGGACTTCAGCACCGCCTTGGCGCCTTTGAACAGCGCGAAGGTGATGGAAAACGGGTCGGTGCCCTTCGGCTCGCGGTAGATCTGCAGCAGGTCGGCAGGCTTAAACTTCACCTTGTGCCACAGGCGCTGATCGATCACCTCATCATTGAGCACAACGCTGATCGGCGGGCTTTCCCGGCGCTCATAGGATGGGGCAAGGGACTTCAGCCATTCCTCGATAGACATGCGGCGGTCGGTCTTCCAGGTGCCGAGCGGCGCCGTGTCACTCAGCTTGTTCGGATAGAACTCGATCATCGGTAGTACACCACTTTCGGGTGAGCGGCCTCGAACTCGCCGGTCGTCCGGAGGCAGGCGCCGCCGGGGTTTGTGTCCAGCACCTTCAGGCGCCCTTCGCTCTCCACCACCACCCCAACATGCAGGCAGAGCGAACCGCGGAACACGGCAGCAATGGCCCCAGGCTCCGGGGCGCACTCCTCCATGCCTTGGCTCAGGTCGTGATAGGCGGCGGTATTGGCCCTGAGCCTGTTCTTGCCCACGGCGCCGAGGCTGGGCAGCAGCGGCAGGCCGAACACCTCGTGGCGAACGGTGATGCACATCCCCCAGCAATCGAAGGCGATAGGCCCCCGTGCACCCTCGCGATACGGGGCGCGCATGAATTTCTCGATCATGGTTAGAGGTACTTCAGGCCAGGTGCCAAGGTGGTGGTCAGCACGGTGCGCAGACCGTTGGTGTTGAGCAGGTCGAAGAAGCCGGCGGTCAGCTTGGCAACATCGTCCTCATACTCCCGGCTGAGCAGCGTCATGCGGTACCGCTCTTGGGGGAACGTCAGGTCTTCGGCCAGGTAGCGCCGGAAGGTGATGATGAAGCGGTCGTCGGCCGCCTTGGCCTCCTCCACGACCTCCTGCACCTCGCCAGTCACGTTGTCCAGCCCAAGCACCAGGTTCTGGAAAGCGCTGTTGTCGTTCTTTGGCAGGGCCAGGTCCATGGCCATCGCAATGAACGTCAGCGTGCGGCCGTCCTCGGTGGTGCACACCCGGTCTTCCCATCCCGAGCAGTACAGGTGGGATACGGTGCCGCCCTCCTTCCTGGCCTCGATGGTATCGACCAGCTCGCCCCTGCCCGAGGCGTAACACTCCTCGATTAGGCTCATGCTTCCGGCCACTCCTTGTTCATAGCGAGGTCGATCACGTTCTTGTTCAGCCAGTACTGCGGGAATTGCTCCCAGCCCTCTGGGATCAGCGGGCGCTCTTTCAGCTGGACCGCTGCCGAGTAGCGCCATCTGGTGATCTGTGTCAGGTCGGGCCCGGACGGGATGCTCTTGAAGTGAGCCTGGTAGGTCGTGAAACCGGCAGGCGTCTGGAGCTGGATTTCGAACCACTCCAGACCGTTGTTGATGGTCCGGGCATACCACGCCTCAAAAAGTCCGGCCTCGGCCTGGCTGAAGTTGAAGTTGAAACGCACCTCGGTCGGGACGTAGCGGTGCCGAACACGATACCGCGTCCGCCCAGTGACCATCTGGGTGGCCCGCATCGGATCAACCGTGCTCAGGCCATACCCCTCCTGCAGAGGAAGTGGCAATTCTGCCGGGTATTTAATCATTGCCATTCCTCGTTAGGAGCCAGTTCGCCGAGACCCGTATGCGCCCTCGTACGCATCAACCACCTGTCCGTAGCCAGCCGAGAACTGGCCGGCCACTTCCTCGACGGCTGCCTTGACGATCACGTCGATATCGCCGTTTGAGCGCTGGCGGGTTTCGACCTGGCTGTTGTTGTAGTTGTGGATGTTGATGCTTTGCTGGATGCCAGAAGCTGAAGCTGTGCCGGACTGGCTCTGCGAGCCGCCAGCCATGCGCGCCGCAGTGATCGGCGTGACGTTGCCGGTGCGCAGCGCCTCGACCGCAGACACGCCGCCGAAACGACGGATATCAGCCTGAGACCAGACCACCTCACCCTTGTGCACCACTCCCGCCGGTTCGTACTTTCCGCCTGAGCCGGTGTAGCCGCCTTCGGAGAATCCCTTGAGCAACGCATAGGCCGCGACCAGCGCGGTGCCGCCCACAACAGCAGCGGCGCCGAATGTACCGATCGATGCCACGAGTGCGGCTGGAGCCCAGGAGGCCAGAGTTTCAGCAGCTGCCGCCAGGTTGGCAGTAAGCACGGTGCCGATGGATGCCAGACTGCTGGTCGTGGTGACCGCGTCCGTTGTCAGCTTGGCGGTGGTCTTGACCCCCTCCGCCGCTACCGTCTGAGTGGCTTCCGTCTGAATTCCGGCGAGTTTCAGAGCCTGCATGACAAGGAAGCGCGCCGTGATGTCGGCGAATGCACTGAGCATCGAGTTGGCGATGGTGCCCGCCAGGTTGCCGAAGGCATCGCCAAGGCTTTCCGTACCCTTGATGATCCCCTGAATGCTGCCGGAGATCGACGAAGTGGTGTCGCCAAGGATCGACTCGGTAGCCGCCCGTGCCTGCTCGTTGTAGTTGGTGGCGATGTCGACGTAGTTCTGCCACGACTCGGAAACCCCAATCAGCCATTCGCCACGCATCGCGTCCTGCGCGGTGTAGTAGTTCTGCTGATCGACCAGCCGGGTTGCTAGCGCAGCCCGCAGGGCCTCTGTCTCACCCTTGTAGAGATCCGTGTCCTCGGACGTAGGGTTCTTGATCTGGTTGTAGTCGCGGCTGAGCTTGTCCAGTTGCTTCTGATAGTCCTGGCGGATTTTCAGATCGTCCTGGAGTCGCCGGCGCAACCTGTCGCTTTGCCCTGCCCCGGCCAGTTCTACTTCCTGGCCCTCGCGCGATAGCTCCAACTGTGACTGGAGGTTATCCGTGAAAGCCTTCAGCTTGGCCTCGTTCTCCAAGCGGGTCTGGGTCAGCTGGTTGGCCTTTTCAAGCTCAGTGTTCTGCTTCTGCTGGGCCAGGTTCAGCTCAGCCATCGCCAGAACCTGCTTCTGCGACGTAGTGAGGGTCTTTTGCTCCTTGAGGTTGGCGATCTCGGTTTCGAGCTCGATCAGCTTCTTGGCTTCGGTGCCGAGCCTCTGGGTCTGGTCGACTTCCCCCGCAATTACGCGGCTCTGCTGTTGCAGCACGGCGTAGCGCTGGCGTGCCTCGTCCAGCATGCGCTGGCCGGCGTCTTCCTTGACCGGCTTGGTGGTGCTCGAATCCTTGTAGACCGGGTTGTTGCGGATGGCCTTGAGCGCTGCTTCCTCTTCCTGCCTGGTGATGACGTAGCCGGCAGCCCGGGCTGCGTTTATGCGCTTCTGCTCATCCTCAAGCGCCTTGTTCATCTTCTGCTGTTTGGTGAAATTCTGCTCGATGTTCTTCTGGTGCTGCTCATAGGCAATCTGGCCTTCGCGCTGAATCCTGGCGTTCTCGGCTGCCGCGCGGGCTGACTCCTGCTCGGCCTTGGTTTTCTTCTCGTATGCGTCGAGTTCGGCCTGAAGCGCTGCGATTTGCTTCCTGTCGTTCAGACCCTCATAGCCAGTATCCAAGTTCGACTTCAGGTAGTTGATCTTTTGCTGGATGGCCTTGATATCAGGGCCTTGGTTAGACTCCCTGCCGATATCCAAGATCGCATCCCAGCCAGCCTTGGCCGCACCAGCCACATCATTCCAGGCCCGTTCAAGAGTCCCGAGGTTCTCCTTAATTGTCGAAGATCTCTCGGTGAACGCCTTTGCTAATGCCTCTTGCGCTATCGCCGCCGCTGCATCGCTATCACCCTGCTCCTTGGCGGCCTTTATTTGCTCAAATACCGAAGCGGTGAGGAAGTTGTACTTATCGTTCAGCTCGGCTACGGCGCGTACCGGGTCGTCAGCCAGCCGCGCAAACTCGGCTACGGTTTCGGACACTGCCTTGCCGGTTGCCTTCTCGAACGAAACAGCGGCAACCGCAATTTCCTCGAATCGATCTATGGCTATCTTGCCCGTGGCGGCAATCTGAGCCAGGGCCGCGGCTGCTCCACCAGTGGTTCCAGTAACTGCGCCGACACGCTCTGCCATGGCAGCCAGCTCGGTAGTGGTGGTGCCCGCTGCGTTACCAGTGACTACTAAAGCTTTGCGGAATTCATCCTGCTCCTTCGACCCTTGGTAGTACGCCACACCGAGAGCAGCGACGGCGGCAGCAGCCAACGTGAATGGGTTTACCAGCCCGAGCACGTATCCGCCCATGGCCTTCGCGGCGGCACCAATTCCTCCGAACGAATCCTTGATCTGCGAGCCCTGTTGCAAGAAGACCGTCAGCGGTGCTTGACCGCCTTGTAGGCTGATGAAGATGTCGGAGAACTGCGCCGGCAGCATTCGCAGTGCGGCTGCATTCTGCTTTGCAGTGTTGCCGGTGCGGTTCAGCCCATCGTCGAAACCGTTCAGGGCAGCGCGCGCCTGGTCAATCTTGCCTTGATATTGAGCGAAGGTGTCGGCATCAAGGGCGCCGATCTTCTTCTGTTGCGCCAGTTTGCGCTCCTGCTCATCCAGGCGGTTGAGGGCTCGGGTGGTCGGGTCGATTGCAGCGAGAAGATCGTTCAGGCTTTCGGCCTGCGCCTCGGTGGCCACCTCTGCCTGCCGATTGGCGGCTGCTACCTTCTGAGTCGACTCAGCCAAGCGTCCTTGATTGGCCGCGAGCACCATGTTCCCGGACAGCAGGCCCTGCTCTGCCTCAGAAAGCCCGGTAGCTACGCTTGCGAGGTTGCGCTGCTCCTGCGCGGCCTTCACCGAAGCGTCAGCAATCGCGAGGATACGGGTCCTGGCCTGCTCAGCCGTTTCGCCCACCACCTTCTGGGCATTCGACACGCCGGCAAGCGAGTTCAGAGAATCCTGCAGCCTTCGGCTGTAGGCGTCAAAGGTGGCTGAGTTGATCTGCCCAGAATCACGAGCCTGAGCCAAGGCTGCTTCTTGGGCGGCCAAGTCGTTCAACTTCTTGGTGAGTGGATCGATCTTGCCGAGAAGGCTATCAAGCTCTTTTCGCTGATTTGCGGCGGCTTTCGCTGCTGCGTCAGCGCTCTTGGTCGCTGCATCGTTCGATGATACTGCCTTGTCGTTGGCGGCCTGGACCTTCGCCAGCGACATGGCCAGGTTCGAATAGTCACCGCCGGACTTCCTGAGCGTAGAGCTTGCCCTCACGCCAGCCTGCTCCAGCGCCTCGAGGGCCGACCGAATGTCGTTTACCTGCTGCTCCGCACTGCGGCCATCAACTTCCAATTCGAGGCGGGATTTCAACGCCATGGCTTTCTCCAGGCATAAAAAAACCCGCCGAAGCGGGTTGTTGTTCATCGGGGCTTCAGTTGAATGCCTGGTAGCACTCGGCAAACGCCTCGTTTCTGAATTCCACAACGGCTTTTTCTTTAAGCCGCGCGCTCAATCCTATAGGCGCGCCGTATGCCTTCATGACGACAGCATTGGAAAACTTGCTCTGATCTCCAACGGAGGCCATGGCATCCTCCAGCAGGTCTCCACGTTGACGAGCCTCCATAGCTTCTCCTGCCATGGCAGAGATCTTTTTGCACTTGTTCATGTTCTCGTCAGCGTTGGCAGCCAGAGAAAAGACAGCGAGGGCAAGTATCAGTAATTTCTTCACTACGGTCCTCCTTGGTTTTGCTCAAATCTATCACCAGGAGACCTGTGCCTGCACGACTACGTCAGCTTCGACAACCCCGCAGCCTCTTCAAGCCGGGACAGGCGGCGCTCAAGCAGCTCATCTGCCCTGCGCTTCTCCTCGATCATCGCTTCAGGCGAAAGCGGGGTATCGAGCTCGCCCGTTCCCTCCTCCGCCTGGCTCTGCTGTTCTGCCATGACTCCTCCGTTAATCGTCTTCTTCCGCCAGTGCGGCCTCATCCAGGGCGAATATCACCTCGTCGACGAGCCGCCTGGGCAGGGGCAACGGGTGTACCTCAAGCCAGTCAGAGATTTCCCGCGCAGATAGCCTCAGCGGCTGTACTGATGCTGCACCGACCAGGTAGCGCCGGCCGCGCGCCGCATTTCGGAACGCGTTCAGCAGGCTGCCGGTGATCACATCCAGTTCCGGCTCATCCGGTACCGCGATGCGCAGCTTCTGGTAGATCAGGCTTCGTTTTTCGGTTCGCTGGCCCCATTCCCGCTCCCATTCGAAGCGGGCGACAGCTTTCCCTTGATCTCGTCCTGCTCAGCCAGGTTGTCGGCGGCAATGGCCGCGGCTCGGCGCAGGACGAAGTAGAAGAACTCGGAATCACCACGCAGCATCTCGGCGCAGGTGTTTTCGCTGTAGGCCAGGGGCTTGCCGTTCTCGTCCTGGGCACCTTGCCAGTCTTGGACGATGAAGGAAGCCAGGAGCAGGCAGTGGTTATCGTGCTCGGTCTTTTCGCCCTCGATCACGCCCACCGCCTCCTGGCCGAACTGGGCATCGTTGCGGGCCAGGCGGCGGCGCATACGCTCCAGGGCGATCTGGTACTGCTGGTTGTCCAGCGGCATCAGCAGAACTTTGGTGTCGGCATCGAACTCTTCCCAGCGCGCTTCTGCGTTCTTGCTGGAGTCGACCTTTTTCAGCTTGAGAGCCATGAATCATCCTCACGCCACGCCATAAAAAGGGCCGCTCCGGACGGCGTTTACCCGGAGCGGCCAAAGGTGATGCGAGTTATGCGGTGACCGTGATCGCCGAGGTGGCGGTCTTGGTCTGGTCCGACACGCTGGTGGCGGTGATGACGGCCGACCCCGCGGCCACGCCGGTGACCAGGCCGGACGAGTTGACCGTGGCAATCGACGGGGCCGAGCTGCTCCAGGTGACGCCCTGAGATGCGCCCGATGGAAGCGCAGAGGCGGTCAGCTGGCGGGTTGCTGCTACGGCAATCGAAGCAGTGGTCGGGGTCACCGACACGCTGGTGACAGGCACGAACGGCATGCGGGTGATGGTCGGGGCCTGCTTGGCAACGGTGTAGTTCAGCGTGACCTCGATCAGATCGCGCTTGCCGCCGTTCGGCAGGTCGCCATCGACCTCCAGCGCCGGAAACGACAGGTCATAGCGGTTGCCCAAGCTGTCAGTGATCGGGAACGCCACCGCGATGGTCTTGCGGCTGAAGGTGTTCTTCCAGATCTGCCAGGCGCGATTCGACCAGGCCATGGTGATGGTCCCGGTGATGGCCGCCTCGGTGGCGATCTGCGCGCCTGGGCCGAGCTTGCCGTTACCGATACAGCGCTGCGCCTGCAGGCTGTTGTCGAGGTTGACGGTCAAAGCAGACACACACGCCTGACCCTCCAGGCTCTGACCATCCACCGTGATGGAGCCAACGTTCTGATTGCTCATGAACGGCGTGGTGGTCGGCGGGCTGATGGACGCAACGGTATTGGTGTCGCCATCGGCGTAGTCCAGGCCGGCCATGGTGAAGGTGGCGGTGATCTTGCCGTCAGACGGGATATCCAGGGCAAAGACCGAGGCGTGCATGCCCTTGAACAGGGTGTACACGTTCACGTCGTTGAAGTTCTTCGCGACGGTGAAGGTCCGGCGCGTGCTGCCTACGGTCAGAACGTCATCGTCCCAGGTGCCGTAGAAGGCCGCTTCCAGCAACTTGTCGAAGGTGCTGTAGGACAGTTCGCCTACCAGGTCACCCTGAATATCGGTGCTGGAAACGACCGAGCCCTGGCTGATGCGCGATTCGGTGATCTCGTCGCTGACCTGGGTGTTGACGGTCGGCGACAAGGTGTTGCTGGTCAGGCGCAGGGTATCCCAGTCGCCTGTGGTCGGGGTGATGCCGGGGGTGACCTCGGGAATGAGGTAACTGGTGACGCGTGCGCCCGAACTCATCGGTGCCTCCTTAGATCGTAGTGATCCGGGGAGGCGTGGCGACCAGAGGGGCCTTTCGGCGTGTCTGGTCAGCGTGCCCGGTGGTTCAGGTTATTCAGATGTTCAGCTCGACCTCGACCGAGGTCAGGATTTGCCGGCTTACCTCGCCGAAGGTGGTGAGGTCGGTGTACTGGAGATTGACGTACTCGACGCTGAGCCCGGTCTTCTCGTTGAAGGCCTTTATCGCGCCATGAATCTGCTCTGCCAGGATGCGGCGCTCTTCACGCACCTGCTCGATGGTCATGCTTTCACTCATGGCTGCTCACCTTGATGATTGTTGGGATTGGGTCGCCAAGCGCCCACACAACCTGCTCCCCATCAAGCAGATCAGGCTCTTCGCGTGTTGCGCTGCCGAACGGGCCGCGCTTGTCATCGCGGACGAAGTAGCTGGTGCGCTCTACGACCTTTCCATCAATTCGAACTTGCATCGCCGCCCTCCTTCGCCGAGAGCCAGCGCTCCCATGCGGCAAGCGCAGCCTTAGCCGCGCGGATCAAGCTGCGGTGCAGCTCCACGGTTGTCTTGGACATGGAATCCTCTGTATCGCTGGTCAGCCGGCGCGGAACCGGATGTTCACGTTGATCTGGTGGTAGCTTTCGAAGTCGCCCACCTCCTGCTGGGATGCCTCAAGGCACTCGATGTGGCCGCTTTGCCAGGACTGGAAGTGCTCAGACAGGGCATCGGCCAGCTTGTTGATGGCTGAAAGCCCGGTTGATCGGCGGCAGAAGCACTGGATCACAACCTGGCCAGGCCGGCGGTAATGCGGCTTTTCTGCCATGCCGGCAAACCCGGCTGTGGCGTACTGGATCTCGAATGCGCACCAGAGGCCGGTTGCGGGGGGATTGAACACCCCGCCATTCGGATATTCGGCGTTCGGGTACTCAATCCGGGCCTGCTCGATTCCGGTGAACGAAGCCATCCGGGCAGCGAGCGTCTTGCGGACTGTCTCGAAAGGTACGGTCATCTCAGCTTCTCGGTAACGGCGATGAAGGAAATCCCGTACACGCCTTTGGGTGCCATGCGGCTGTATCCGTCAGGCGTGATCTTGATGCTCGGGCCGCTCGGATAGCCGCCGAACTCGATGATCTCGCCGTACACGCTGTTGTTCTGCACGAAGACCGTGCTGAAAGGTTTCAAATCTGTCAGCGCAGCACGGGCCGCACTTCTGGTCTCGGTACCAAGGATGTCCAGCTTGGCGTTGACGCTGTAGTCCTCGGAGCCAATCGACACGATGTTGTTGCCCATGTAGTCGCCGCTATCGATAGGGGCATTGATCGTGATCTCGTCGACCAGCTCGATGACGATGCTGCGCTGCATCTCCACAAGGTCTTCCTCGACCTGATCCGCGAACAGCACTGGCGACAATGACCAGCCGGCCATCAGGTTGCCCTCAGTTGAATCTGGTAGTGCACGCCAACCGGGTCTGTGACGGCCTCCATCACCCGGTACTGCTTGGCCTGGCCAGTGATCAGATCCGGCGCGCTGACAATGTGCTCGGGCGCCGGCTTGTCGGTCACTTCGTTGACCAAGGCAATCAGGCGGACATCGGTTGCCAGGATGTTGACCCCATCGACCTGATCCTTCTTGTAGCGGCTCAGCACGCCGCGGCCGTCGTAGGTGACCGGCTGGGCGGTGGTCACCTCCTCTACCGGATCCCAGACGCCTTCGCCCGGGTAGGTGCCGGTGAAGTCGCGCACCGCCTCAGCAAATGCTGTATCGAACAGGCGCCCGAACGACGACTGCATGGTGCTCTTGATCGGCATGTCACACCGCCTGGCTGATCTTCCTGAGTGAGTATTCGACGACGCAGCGGCAGCGGATGCGCTCACCCAGTGGAGCGCCCAGCGATGTGTCGCACGGGAACATCAGCATCGCGCCGCTCGGCGAGGTGAATGGCTGGTCGGCCATGACCACCTGTCCATTCATTGCTGCATGGGTGTGCCTGACCTTGTTGTCCCGCATGGATCGCCAGGTCTTGGCGAAGGTGTACATGCCATTGCTGCGCGCCGTGAGCTGCTTCCAGCCCTCCTCCCGGCCCTTGTTGTAGGCCTCGGAGGTATTGGTCTGGGCCAGGGCCTCGGCATAGGTGCCAAGCAGGCGCTGAGCGTAGGCTGAGGCCGCCCGGTCGATGATCGCCTTCGCCACCGGCCGCTTCTGCTCGATCGCTTCGCGCACTGCAGCGTCAAAGGCTGGATCACGACGCAGCCGGGTAAGGTACTCGCGCATGCGCGCCGGGTCGCCACTGGCCAGCTGGTCGCGCGCTCGCTGGGATGCCTCGGCAGCCGGCCCATTCAGGCCCACTACACCGCCGGTGCGACGCCCGGTCTGCTTGCTCATCCGACCTGCCAGGCTCAGCGCAGCGGTTCGCGCCGTATCGCCCCGGTCACGCCCCATGGACAGCACCACCCGCACAGCTTCGGCCTGCTCGCGGGCAGCCTGATCGCGCAGCGCGGCGGCCTGGCTGGCCAGGAACGAGGTAACGTCAGGGTGACCCATGTCGACCTCACGGCGCACGCCCGGGATGATGACCGCCACCAGCTCCTTGCTTGCGCCCCTGGCATACACTGCGCGCAGGCGCTCGACCAGCAGAGCGAATAGCCCGAGGGACAGGATTTCGGCTATCCGGTCTTCGTCGTTGTCCGATACCGCCTGCTCGAGCTCGCTGATGCTCACATAGCGCACAGTCTGCGCGACCTGTTCCAGGTAGGCCTGCTGCACCTCGATTTCAAGGCGCTCGATCTCAGCCTCTACCTCGGAGGCCTTCATACGACAAACACCGCCACACCGCACAGCCTGTTACTGCGCAGGAGCGGTGCCACCAACTCATCCACTACGGTCAACACCGGGCGCGTCGGGACGCCGCCATCAGTCGAGGCCTGGTACTCGATCTCCAGCACGTCGACCTTCTGGCGCTTGATGGCCTCGGCAGCCACGTAGTCAGGGCTCAGGCTGCCAGGATTCACCAGTTCGCGCAGCGCCGCCTCGTAGGTGGCCCGTTCAATCTCCGCTGGCACCTCGTCAGGCGGGATAGCCGCGCCTTCGTTGTCCGTTGCGCCGGTGCGGGGCCACTGGAGCTCCTGCGCCCGGCCACCGGTCTTCACGCCGGGGAACATCGACTCCCAGCGACCGCAGCTGTTCTGCTGCTGGTACTTTCCGTCGATGTAGGCCGATGCCCTGATCAGCGCCGCCTGCTTCGCTTCGTCACTGCCGGCCCAGGCAGCATTCGCCCGGGCAGAGTGGTAGGCGTCGGCGCCTGCGACGGATCCGTAGAATTCTGGCATCGGGATGTCTCGAATAAGTGGGCGGCGAACCGCCCGGGGTTGTTACGGTTGCTTGGCCAGTTCGGCCTGCAGCTCTTCCAGGGTGACGTCGTCGCCGACATCAATGCCCTTTTCCTTGAGCTTGGCGATGGCCTCTTCCTTGGCCTTGGCTTCAGCCTCAATCAGGCGCTCTTGCAGGGTTTTCAGGCTGGAGTTCTTGCCAGCCTCGATACCCAGCGCCTTCAGCTTGGCGAAGAGCACTTCCTTGTCGGCTTCAGGCTCTCGGGAGTCAGTGGCGTCACTGACAGCCAGGGAGCCCTCCTCGACCAAGGCGGAGATGAGGTGGTGGGACTTGAGCTTGCCCCACCCCTTTACCTCTACCTCTTCGCCCAGGGGCAGGAAGGTGCCGTCTGGCAGGTGCAGCGGGTTTCGACCGTTGTTGGTGATCTTGGCCATGATCAGATCCCATCCCCGTACTTGACGAGGTTCGGTTGACGGATGTCCAGGCCGCCCAGGCGGAAGATGCCCGGAACTTCCCAGCGGATCGGACCAGCCTGGTAGGCAGGCAGGAAGCGGTGAGGCATCGGGATGTGCATTTTCAGCACCGATGGGTCGCGACGGTAGCCGACCATGCGTGCCGCGCCGCTGCCACCGGCAGTCAGCAGGCCGTAGATGCCGCGAATCATCAGGGGGCGCCCAGTGGTCTGGGTGTAGATGTTCGACTGCATGACGAACTGCAGGACGGTCATGGTGGTGTTCGGCATTACGGTCTGGGCCAGCTGCTGCAGCTTCTCGAACGGCAACAGCAGGGTGTCGGCGATCGAGGTGTACAGAGTGCTGGAGTAGGTCGGCATCAGAACCGAGTTGATATCGGCAATCATCTGCTGAGGGGTTGCAGTGGCCCAGTTGCCGGTGGGCACCACGATGGCGCTCACGTTGCTGTTGGAGATCAGGCCCTGGAAGCCTTTGCGTGCGTCACCGCGCAGCGCGACGTTGTCGACCATCTCCTCGTACGCGCGGCGAGCGGCGGCGGCGTCTTCTGCCTGCAGCGGCAGGCCCAGCATCTGAGCCTGGCTGATCTCTTCCAGGCCAAAGCCGTAACCGATACCGGCGGTGTAAACGCTGGTCTCGAGCTTGGAGCGTTCGGAACCGGCGCGCGGGATGTCATCGGCGTTGCCGTTGATCCAGTCCGCCTTGCCGAACTTGTCGCTGGAGAAGTAGGTGACGGTCTTCACCCACTCGGGCGCGGTGTTGTCGACCGGGATCAGCTCGGCGTACTGGATATCGCCGTAGACGATCTGGTTGACCTGACGCTCGATGTGCGTGGTCTGGCTGAGCACGAAGCCAAGCGCAGCCTGGGCATCGAGCAGTTTGATTTGCGACATGCTAGACGCTCCTTACTTGATGAAGATGTTGGCCAGCGCGCCCGCGGACGCCGATGTGTCGAATCGGCTGTTCGGGATGGCGACGTTGCTGGTCGAGACGTTGGTGAAGGCGCCGGCCGGGGTGAGGTAGACCGGATCGCCAGCGACCACCGCGACCGATGCGGTGACGGTGATTGGGCCCTTCTTCAGGATCCGCGCCGACTCATAGCGGGCGTACTGCTCGCCGGCGAGCACGGAACGGTCGCGGGTGGTCACGCCGATGAAGCCGGATCCGGCGAACAGGATGCAGCCCTTGTCGTCTGCACCCTGCGCGACCGGCAGGCCGAAGCCGATACCGGCCACGGTTTCAACGGTGCGCGAGATCAGGTCGGCCTGCGTCATGTCCGGGATGTGCCCGAGCTTCTTGGCCGGAATGTTCGCGGTGTAGTTGGTCTGGATGGCTGGCATGGATCAGGCCCCCTTTTGTGCTGGAGTTTTCCAGGCGTCAGTTGTGCGCTGCTCATAGGCAGCCTGGCCGTTGTCGCCGAGGGCTTGCCGACCGTCCTGGCTCAGCAGGTGCTGACGAACCGGGTCTTTCGCCGCGTCTTCGGCCAGGATGTCGAAGCGGGCGTCGATGTAGGCTTCGGGCTTGCCGGCTACAGCTGCGTCGCCCAGCTTGGCGATCACCACCGCCTTGCGGATCTCGGCATCGCTCTTGCCGGCGTAGTCGCCGTCCGCGATGGTCTTGGCCTTGGCGATCAGGTCGCCTCGGGCCTTCACGCGCTCGTCGATCTGCGCGTCAGTGATCTGCTTGGCCTTCAGGTCGTCGATCTCGGCGTCCTTCCTGGCCAGGTCAGCATCCTTGGTTGCCATCGCCGTGGCGTGAGCGGCCTCGGTGGTGCTGAGCTTGGTAGCAGCGTCGGCCAGGCGGCCTTGCAGGGTGGCGATGACAACGGCGCCCTGGTCGGTTACTTCAACCGGGATGCCGTCGACGGTAACCGTCTTCAGGGTCATGGGTTTTTCCTCGGGGGTTGGGGTGTGTTGTGGCCAGGAGTCGCCAATGCTTGCCCGGCTGCCGGCCCGCCCGCGCTGAACGATGGCGATGTGGTCGGCGATGATGTTGGTTTGCTTGGCCTGGTACTTGGTGCCGTCGGGGGCCTCCCCGTCCTCCCAAACCAGTTCACAGCTATAGCCCACGCTGAGTTCGCGCTTGCCGGCCTGCACCGCAGCCACTGCTTCGCCGTCGGTGATCTTCAGGCCGATCTTGAGGTACTCGCCGTCGCGCAGGACCTCGTCACCGGTGGTGCCTACGGCCACCTGCTTCCAGTTGGCGGCGGTGACCGGCTGGCCAGGGTGGTCGTTGGTCATCGGGATCTTCGAGAACGACTCCAGAGAGCGCTTGGAGAAGACCTCATGCTCGTCGCGGTAGACGTTCACGACCTTCAGATCTGGCCGGCCTACTTCCGCGCCCAGGTACTGCTGAATGCCGGTGCGGGCAGTGAGTGCAAAAGCTTCCAGGTAGCCGGAATCGTTCAGCCTGGTGTCGCCCAGGCTGACTGTGTCAGTGATGTGCATGGTTTACCTCAGGGCGTGGCTGGAGCTTCTTCTGGTTCTTCCTCGTCAGGCAGCTGCGCGCCGTACTCGGCAATAGCAGCCTCCAGGCCAGGCAGAACGCTTTCCTCGACCAGCACGTTGGTGGCGGCTCTGCTCAGCGCCTCCTCGGGGAACAGGCCAGACTCCTTCAGCGTTTTGATGGTCTCTGCAGTGCGCTTGCCGTTCTCCGACTTCTCGGCGGCGGTCGGCTGCCAGAGCGGCAACCATGCGTAATGGATCTTCGGGTCGCGGGCGCCGAGGGCCGATCGAATCAGGCACTCGTCGAACGTGGACAGCGCGGGCCGCATATCCAGCTCCTGCATGGCCTGGATGCGGTCGTAGTAGTTGCGCAGGTCCGATTCGCCCGTACTGCTCATGCCTGCAGGGGACTGGCCAGCCAGGCGAGTAAGTGGAATGTCAGCAGCGCCGGCCACAGCCTGAAGGAACCGGTCCATGACGTCTGGGAGGCTGCTAAAACTGGCAGACTTGCTTTCGTACTCTTCCTGCGCGTCCAGCAGAATCTGGCCGTTGATGCCCTTGGCCATTGCCGCGAGTCGCAGGCGCTCCAGTACGCGCTTCTCGAATGCAGAGTCCTGCAACTGCTGCATGAAGTCAGGAATTTTGATGACGTCGACCTTGGCTTCGAACACCAGGCTGGCAACGTTGCCCATGGTGCTGTCCGACTGCTTGATCGTGTCGAGGATCGACTGAAGCACCGAATCGCCCCAGCCATACTCAACGCCGACGTCAAGTTCTGGGTCAGGCAGCTCGGCGCCGATGAAGATGATCAGCCGCGACGGATGAACCTTTATCTGGCTGCCGGTGAGTGTGTACCACTTGGGTCGATCGAAAAGGTCGGACTGAGTGTCTTGCTCGATGTCACCAGGCGCCAGCTTACGCTTGCTCAGAACGGTCAGGTACTTGATACCCCCCCGGCCTATCTTCTCAGGATCAAGCGGTAGCGAGGTATCGCGGTCGCCGGTGCCTATGTAGATGGCCGCCCCACCGAACAGTCGCGCCCGCGTCATGGCCTGCTTCACCTTGCGCCGAACGTCCAGGCGCTTCTCTTCGGCTTCCAGCTTCTCGATCTGCTCTTTGCTGGCCTGCCAGCCCCTCCAGCGCCGGGTGGCGTCCAGAGGGGGGATATCGATGATCTTGCGTGGCAGCCAAGCGCCCCGGTAGGCATTGCTGAGCTCCTGCTCGCTCAACAGCGTGGGCGCATAAATCGAACTCGAAGCCTTGTCGCGCTCGGTACCCAGGTTCGCCACCAGGTTCACCAGCTTGTCGCTGAGGTATCGGATAGCGCCCATTAGGAAACACCTGCGAGGGAGTACTTGTTGATTGGGTACTCTTTGTGGATGAAGTAGCCGCCGGCGTCTGGCCGGTGGTCGTTGCCCTGCTTCTTGTCCGGCTCGCCCTGGTCGTTCCAGATCTGCTGCTCGAGGTCATCGGCATAGGTCGGGCACTTGTCGGCGTTGACGCGGTACCGGCGCTGGCCGGCGGCATTGCAGAACATGGCGTTCATGGAGTTGATGCGGTCTTTCACCGGCGGGTTTGCGCCGGGGGCCGATACGATGAAGCCCGCTTGCTTGAGCAGGGAGATGTCGGTCTCGCTGGCCCTGACGGACTTGCGCGAATCGCCAGAGGCGTCGGGGTAGACCCGGATCTGGCGTGTGTTGCGGTAGTCATTACCGTCGTACAGCCAGTACCGCTCCTTGATCTTCTTGATCATGTCTGGTGTGTCGTAGCCGTTGATGATCTCGTCGACTGCGTGCGGCAGGCCCAGGCGCTTCACATGCACCACCGCCGACATCTTGCCGACGTTGAAGTCCATGCCGATGAACAGGACCTCACCAGGCTGGATGGTCTCCTGGCTGCCGTTCAACTTGCGGTCGTAGGCGGTGTAGATCGTCCCGGACGTCAGGTTGACGAACTGGCCATTCAGGTAGGCCATGATCAGCTGCTCTGGGTACGAGCCCATCAGCGACGGGATGTAGTCCGGCGGCAGGTTCAGCTCGTTGTCGAACGTGCTCGCCTGCACCAGGCCGTACATCGCGTTCAGCGCTGGCTTCTCGCGCAGCTGCTTCACGAACTGCTGGAAGACGAACTTGAACCCCTCAGGGGTCGTGGTGACGTCTACACCGTTCTTGAGCCCGTCCACGTTGTAGCGCATACGGGCGATGATCTTGCGCCAGGCGTGCTCAGCCTTGAGCTTGGGCAGGACGTCCAACTCATCGACCAGGGCGTGCCCGATCTTGAACCCCACGATGGTCTGAGGCTTCTCCATCGAGCGGCAGATGGTCGTGCTGCGGTACTGGCCACCGCTGTAGAACTCGACCTCCTTGTCGCTCTCCTTCGTCTTGACCTTTAGGCCCCAGTCGAAGGCGACCTCCTCGATGGTCGGGAAGAAGATATCGCGGATCTGCGGGTACGTCGGGGCGAAGTAGCCTGAGTTGATCCGGGGCCATTCCCACACGTGCTTGCAGATGCCTGCGCAGCCTACCCAGGTCTTGCCTGAGCCGAACCCGGCGACGAAGCCGCGGAACTTGTGGGGCATGTTGATGAAGGTGGCCTGAGGGACGTTAAGCGTCGGCATCGCGCTTCCTCGCATCCATCACCGTGACCTGCACCGAGGTGGGTACCGCATTGTCGAGCGGGCTATCCACCTTCGTCTGCCGGTTCACGTACACATCTCCGACCTCCTTGGCCGCCTGCTCAAGCAGCTGGGCGGTCAGGGCAAGGTTGCGCATGCTCTCAGCCTTCTCCACCATCCTGCCCAGTGCGCGGAGGCGGTATGCGCGATTGGCGATCGGGATATCGGCCGTCTCCTCACGGAAACGCCTACGGGTGTCTTCGAACAGGGTCACCCAGCGCTTGGCCAGGCCCTTGCTGCTTGCCTTGGTTGGGTCGTGACTCTCTACCTGCTGCCGGGTAACGACGAGGCCGAATTCACTCTTGACCGCCTCCGCCACCTGAGAGGGCGTGTCGAAGCACGCAAGGGCCTGCACGATGAAGCCCTTCACCTCGTTTTTCAGGGCTGCCATATGGTGTCATCCGTCTTGGGCCTGTCTGGAATCAGGCCGACCTCAGTAGACAGGTTCCGCAGGCCCTCGCAATGTTGATCTTGGCCACCTCAGGCGGCCGGCTTGCAGCGTCGATAAGCTGCTGTACGTCGTGGCTCGGCCCATAACGGCGAACCACCCCGACGAACTCTTCAACGTCATGGCCGCGCATCTCAAGCTTGGGCATGCCGTCTTGGGTGAACGCTGGGGCGCCGTACTTATCGAGCTTGTGGCCGATGTGATAGAGCTCGTGCTCTACCAGAGCGCAGAACTCGGCTTCGGTGCACTGGGAGCAGTAGTCGGCCGCCAGGGTGATGAGAAACTCGGGCTCTTCGCCGAACCAGTCCCGCATCTGTTGCTCTTGGCGAGCCTTCTGCCAGCCGCCCGCGCGGATCATCAGCTGCTCGGCCTGCCCCAGTACGCCGCGACCCTTCTTGTTGAAGGATGATGATGCCCAAAGCACGCCGATACTGGCGTCGATGAGGTGACCGTGCTCGGGGTTGTGGATGCTGCCGGTGGTGGCGAGGATCTCGCGCTGTATCCACTCCCACAGTTCGGGAGCAGGCGCGAGGATCAGAAATGGCGACTCTAGCAGGTCGGCCGGCGGCATTGGCCGGGTCACGCCGGCTGCACCGTGACCACCCCTCGCAGCCTGCGGGTGTAGATCTCTTCCCGAGCCGGGCGCTTAGGCTTTATCGGCATCGGCGCATACACGCACACCCCAGCAGCAGTGTCGCACCAGATGGCGCGCTGAACTTCTATCCCGTTGACGAATACGCGGCGAGCACCGCGACCATCACCGGCATGGTGAAAGCTGGATGGCGCAGGCATGCGACCTCCTCGCGCCACGAAACGGCGCACCTAGATTTTGTGGCGCGGATTACTCGATACGCTGGCCGCTGATGACCTCGCCAAGGCTAAGCCCGTGGCGAGAGCGGCTGGACTCGATTCCATCAGCCCTATCCTTTGTCACCATCGCGTCAGCAACCAGGTCGGCCTGCTGGCCATTGCTGAATTCGCCGACCGCCACGGATGAAGCCCCTTGTGCGCCGCCTTCGCTTGGACCATCAAGGGTGTAACGCGTGACGATGTAACGGGTAACCGGGCGAACTTGGTATTCGGTCTTCATGGGATATCTCCGGCCTGCGCACAGGCTGAGGGGTGGCACGCCAGGACGGCGCATAGATTTGGGTAGCGGATCACTCCGCCGGCTTGCAGCGCTCGCAGTCCAAGTGCCGGCAGATCCAGCGCTTGACCCGGGGCCAGTAGGTGAGCATGAACATGTGCCGCATGCCCGCCAGGGCCAGGGACACCATCAGCGTTGCCCAGGCCGTGTTGGCGGTGAAGAACATGCGCTCGGACCGGGCCAGGATGGCGTAGCCGCTGATGGCGATGACGGCGTACAGCACCTTGCCGATCACCCCGTCACGCACCTTTCCGCTCAGCACGCACCAGGTTGCCCAGATGGCGATGACCCCGGCCGCGATGGCGTTGATGTATTCGTATGTCATGAGCTAGGCCCTCCGAACTTGGACCTGATGACAGACCATAGATCGGCGGCTTTGATCGCTCGGTTGATGGCGGCAATAAGTGAACCGCCAAAGGTGCCGAGAAGAAAGCCCACGCCCGCGACGCTGCGGGGCTCGGTGATGCCGAAGTAATTGCTGACCATGCCGGTGAGGTAGTGGGCGCAGGCCATGCCGGTGAACAGGAACAGCAGCCAGGCCTTTCGGTCGGTCAGGTCGTCCTTATGCCACCGGGTCGCAACCAAGGCCCCCAATAGGCCCGCAATCATCCAGTCGAACTTCTCGAGCAGGCGGTGGAAGAACTCCATGCTCGACCTCTCGCTGTGCATGAACAAAAAACCCGGCGCGCTGGCCGGGACTCTTGAGGGCCTCAAAGGGCAATAAAAAACCCGGCTTTTTGGGCCGGGTTTAGGATGTTTTCGCCAAAGGCGAAATTATGACGATGGCGATATAGTGCCAAAACACTCCTCAAACAGTCAAGCGGCTATTTCCTGCGTCTCGTCATTGCGTTCACGAAGCCTTTCCACCACCCGGGCAACAGGCTTGAGCGCCTGCTTGTCGAGCTTGTCGACCTGAGCGCAGAGAGCATCCCACACCTCCTGCCAATCCCTTGCCCAGTTCTGCGGGTTCATCTTCTCGCCGGTTCGGTCCTCGACGAACATGCACACCGCACCAGGACCCATCGCCTCGCCGCCGTGGACGAGGATCTTGTGCGATTGGAGGGCAGCCATAGCCATCCAGTAGGCTCGCTGCTTCTTGCGGTCTGTGAGCGCTTCCAGGCCGCTCCCGAGCCATACCAGGCCATGGGAGATGCTCAGGTCGTTACCGCTGGCCACGGGCGAGTACAGGAAGTGCCCAAGGTGGCGCAGCGACTTCGGCAAGGAGTCGATCGCCTGGATCACCAGGCCGGCGGTCAGCATGTGGGCGCAGCGGTCGTTGGTGAGGCGTCGGCCCGGGCGGGTTTCCTGCACCCCTTCCTTGCGAACCTCGTACACCTTGCAGACCTCCTTCCCGTCGTGGTTCTCCAGCATGACCATGATCTTCACATCGCCGGAGCCACCCTTCTTACCCAGGGCCGCCTGCTCTGCGGCCACGGCCAGGGCGGATGCGCGGTTCTCGTGCAGTGCGTCGTGCCAAACTTGGCGAGCGCTGATTACTTTCATGGTCGTTCTCCCTGGATGCGATTGGTCTTCTTCAGCAGAAATTCTTCGTAGCAGCGCTTGCGGCGCACTGCCCCAGCCCAGGACAACGCCACCCCACCCACCACGATGAGGGTGGCCAAAATCAGAAATCCCCATGCTGGTGTCATGCCGCCGCCCTCCTCAGGTCTTTGAGCTTCTGCCTGTACAGGGCCTTGATGGCCTGCAGGTCTTCGATGGTCAGGCGCTGGGGCTTATGAGGCCCTTCGAGCCATTCAACCTGGTCGGCGCCGATGCGCTTCACCAGACGGATTCGGTACTCGACCGCGTTGCCCGACAGGTTCCGGTTGCACTTCACGCATTGGCGGTGGACGTTGAGCGGCTCGAATCGCAACTCGGGGCAGGCGCCCACCGACCGGTAATGGCCAGCGTCCCAGCGGCTGCCGGTAATCAGGTCGTGGTCGCTCGGGTTCGAGTCGCAACTGATGCACGGCAAGCCGGCGTCGCGCTCGCGGATGTAGGCATTGAACGCGGTCTGTGCCTCGGCCATGTGCTCGCGGCGGGTCTTCAGCTTCTCCCGACGCTCCTGCAGGTCCTGGCGGGCCTGCTTGGTGATTGCCTTGGCCGCAATCTTCTGCAGCTTCGGATCTTTGGCCATGGCCTTGGCACAGGCGATGCTGCACACCTTCTGCGTGGTCATGGCTGGCTTGAAGGGCTTGCCGCAACCCGGCGCCTTGCACTTCTTCGGCTTGATCTGGGCTACGCGCATGGCTCGTCCTCCGAGGCGTAGATGATTCCTGCCGCAACTGCCTTAGCGACCAGCTCCGTGCGGTTGGAGGCCTTCAAGTGCAGGCGGGCATCAGCCATCCTGCTGGATACCGTGCCCGGCGAAATGCCGAGCTCGCGAGCGATCTGCTTGCCACTCTTCCCTGTTGCAGCGAGAACAACGCATTGCACTCCGCGCCGGGTCAGGCCCTGGCCGTATATGCCTCTCCAACCAGGCGCGGCGAAAACGCCTTGGTCTTTGTTCCGCTTGAGGTTTGCTTCCTGGCTCTTCATGCCGCCTCCTCCCCAAGCAGGTCGCTGAACACCACGCCGCGGGCGGTGAAGTCCGCCACCACGCGGTCGGTGTAGGCGATGCCCTGGGCGCGATTGAACAGGCTGGTCACCGGGAAACCGTCGGGCCCCAGAAGCTTGCAGTCGCCCATGAGATCGAGCTTCTCCTCGTAGTTGAGGTGTTTGGTGGTCCGGTGCCAGGCGGCGCGGTAGTCCTCATCCTCGTTGATCAGGATCTGCACGCCGTGGTGCAGCTTGCAGTACTTGCGGGCCTCCGACGCGTCACCGATCTGGGTCATCTCTGCGATGCGCTTGTAAAACGCGAACCACAGCGCGTTCTGGTCCAGGGTGCGGTCCTTGCCCGGGCGCATGCTGACCACGACGAACTTCTTGTCGCGGTATATCCGGGTCAGCATGGTGATGGCCTCGGAAAGCTTGGCCTGGCTGTTGACGCTGATCTTCTCGCTCATGGCGCCACCTTCAGGCCCTGGGCCTCAATGGCTGCTCGGCAGTCCTCTTTGGCTAACTTTTCACCTGCCCACATACTCCAAGTTGCGGCCTCTCCATCAGCCTTTTGCGCTTCACCAGTCAATACCGGCTCAGGACGGACTGGCGGCAGCTTCACAATCAGGGATTCACGACTGGCCTTGAACCCGTGCCAGGCGTGGTTGATGTTGCTCAGTCGGTATCCATCACCAAGCTCGGCACGCACGAACAAATGGCCTACCCCTGGGGGAACAACGTAGTTCTTTGCCGCCCAAGCTTCGAACTGCTCGCGCATCTTGTTGGCGTCCATCAGTGCTTCTCCTCGGCCAGGTACTCGTGGCAGAGCTTGCCGGTGGTCTTGTGCTCAAGATTCCCCTGGCGGTTGGTGAAGAACTCGCCCTTGGGCAGGTATTCACGCGTGAACACGCCATGCCACTTGCCGATGCTTGGGTCGCAGGCCGCGCACAGCTTGCGGCCTTGGCATGGGTTCCCAGCGTCATTGCGGAACCAGTAGCCACTGGTAGCGGTGTTGTCGCGGCAACCGCACTCTTCACACTGGAATAGGCTCACACCCCCTCCCCGGCCGGCTGCCCGGCGCGCTTGATGTTCAACTTGGCCAGCAGGTGTGCCCGGCACGCGGCGGCGCTCGATGGGATCTGCTGGAGGTCCAGCAGGCGGGCCTGCCGTTGGCTTGCATACTCGTCGGCTAGCTCGATCAGGCTCTTCTGGCTGTCGTGGCCGATGCCGGTGGCGATGTCGCCCAGGGGCTCGCCAGCAACCAGCATGCGGATGGTGATGTCGTAGGCCCGGGCGAACACCTTCTCGGCTCGCTCCACCTCCATCGACCCCAGGTTCTGCGCCTCGCACTGCAGGGCCGCGTGGCGCACCGCTGCGTGCGTCCAGGTGCGGGAACCTGCCCTGCTGGGGTGGAAGTTTTCCAGCGCTTCTGCCAGGGCCCGCGCAAGCGGCGGAATGCCCATCTCTTCCGGCGTCGGCTGGCACAGCTTGATGAACTTGCCGCTGCTCGGGGCGAAGTCGGTACCCAGCACCCGGCACTTCTGGATGCCGAAGCGGATCTGCTCGAGGGTGTTGATGCCCGCGGCGACGAAGGACTTGATCCAGCTGCGCTTGGCAGCCTTCAGCGCGTCATCGTCCGGCCAGGCCTGCTTCCACGCCGGGAAGATGGCCTGCAGCTCCTTGAACAGGGCGTTGACCACTTCGGTGGTGCCTGGGTCCAGCTGCTTGGCCGGGGCGTGCGCCTCGGCAGGCAGGTTGCCGGCCTTGGCCATGATCTGCGTCACGCTGCGCAGTTTCGGTTGTGCGCTCATAAGCCCCCCAGGTCATCAGCCCAGCTGGTGTCGTTGAAGTCAGGGCCGCTGGCCGGGCGGCGAGATGCGAACGGGGCGGCGCCTGCCGGCTGGGGCAGTTCGTCTTCCCAGCGCTTGCCGTTCAGCCAGGTGGATGCGTGCGGGATGAACTGGCCGCCGTCCTTGGTCCAGTCGGTCGACACGGTCCAGGCAGCCAGGGCTTTGGCCATCAGGTCGAACAGATCAGCGGTGACCTTGATCTTCGCCCAGGCTTTCTTGGCGTCGGCCTTGCTCACCTTGCGCGGGTACAGCGACCAGAACCGTTCGAAGTCGGCCAACTCGCCTTCGCGAGAGTCAGTCCTTACTCCCTTCAGTCCTTGCTTACCTTCAATACTTACTAGTGTCGGATTTGCCGGATACGGCTGAGCCGGAAGCGGTTCAACCGGATACGGCAAAGCCGGAAGCGGTGTTTCCGAGACGACGTAGTGGGTTTCGCCCAGCAAACCCGACTCGCCACGGTCTTGGCGACGCTCGACGTAGCCGGCGGCAATCAGCTCTTGCAGCAAGCCGTACACGCCATCACGACCAGTAGGCTTCGACGACTTGGCAGTCTCGTTGCGCAGGTGGGTGACGGACACGGCCCAGTGGTCCGGCTTGCCCAACAGGAAGACCAGCAGGCCGCGGGCAGCCCAGCTCAGGCGCCCGTCCTCGCTGATCGACTTGTTGAGCATGTAGAAATTGGCCTCGGGACGAGGCGCACGGATGATGCTCATGGAATCACCTCGTAGGCGCCTGCCTGAACGCACTTGCGAGCGATGTTCCTTACCCGGGATTTTGCAAAGTCGTCCTGCTTGCTGCCCGGCTGGAGCATTTGCCTTAACTCGTTCCACTCGATCAATGCCGAGAGGAACGGCTCATGCACATTGCACTTCTTGAGCTTTCCGTCGATTTCCAGGGTAAAGATCATGGCTTCACCTTCAGGCCGCAGGCTTCAATCGCAGCCACGACATCAGGCAGTCGTACCAGTGCCACGGGGTCGTGCTCGGGCTTCTCATAAGTGAGCTCGATTGCGCAGCCCAGGTGGTGAGTAAGGCCCTCGTATGCTGAAGCTGAAGGCAGATCTACCGCAAAAGCCTCGCGAGAGGCGCGCCAGCCAACCCAGCAGTGCTGCAAAGCCCAGCTTTGATAGTCGCCATCACTGAACTTGGCCATGATCTGATTTGGGTACTCGCGCAGCACCCATGCCTCGAACTGCTCGCGCATCAGCTGCTCGCTCATGCTGCACCCCGCACGGCCTTGTCGTGGGTGTGCAGGCCGTCCCAGTTCTTCTTCATTGGCAGCTCGCCGGCAAGGTAGAGGTCGTAGAGGCGTGCTGCGCCCTTTCGTAGCAGGATCGGCGTGAAGGAGATGAACGGGTCTTTGCCGTGCGGTGCGACCTCGTGCTGATGCTCGGTCATGTACTTGTCGCGTGCGTACGAGCCGACACGCCAGCGGGTGCCGGTCCTGCTCTCGTTGTAGAGCCAGCTGCGGCCTTCCAGGTAGTGCCCGATCTGCATGACGTTGACCCCGTTGAGGCCCTTGCAGAACTGGGTGGCGGTCATGCCCTCCTTGAACAGGTTTTCAAGGTGCTCGATCTTCGTGGCCTGGGCCTCGACCTGGACGGTCAGCAGTACGCGGGCCTTCTCCGACTCCAGGGCCATCTGGAGGATTTCCAGCTTGCTGAGGTCGGCGGGCGTTGGCTGGGCGGCATGCGCCTCCAGTTGCTGCCAGCGGTCAACCAGCGCGGCAGTGAACTCCGGCGACAGCTGTGCGACAACGACGAAGCTGTCGCGCTTCCCGATCAAATACTGCTTGATGCAAAGTGGGCCGGGGCCTGGGTTTTGGACTTCCTCAAATTGAGGGAGTCCGATCAGGCCTTTGGCGTGGAGGGATTCAATGGTCCGCCACACGTTGTCGTGGCGCTTCTGAGTTACCTCGGCGATCTCCCGCGACGACATGCGCGCCACGAAATCGTGGTTTGCATTTTGTGGCGCGGCCCTTGAGAGGGCCTGTACACTGGTGGTCTGCATATGCATAATTCACCTCACATGTTTTGTGTTTTGCAGAGAGCCGGGCCGCGAACCCGGCTTTTTTGTCTCTGCGATTTGGCGTCCCTTATGAGGGACTGGCGCCCGGGTCCCTAATTAGGGATCGGACGGTTACCTTGGCGCCGAGAACGGCACCACATTGCTGCTCTTGGGCTTCCCCCGCTGACCGAGGAAGTGCGTGGCCTTTTTCAGGATCTGCGCAGCGAGTTCGTCGGTGCTGACACCAACCTCCTCTGCCCAGGCCTCAAGGTCCGCGAAGTCATTCCGGCGGAACCGGGCGATCTCCACGTCGTGCTGCTGGGCTGCTTCGTTTGCAGGCGACATTCATCCTCCCCTGGACCTATTCAGGCCCTGGCCTTCTTTTCGGTGATCAGCGGCAAGTGGCCGTGCTCTTTCTTGAACGCCAGCGCGGCCAGGATGATTTCCCGGGCCAGCACGCTGTGCTGAGCCTTGAGCTCCAGGGCATACCCTTTCAGCTCGTTGAAGTCCTCGTCATCCAAGCGAACCTTGACCTGGTGGTCGTGGCGGTGTGCTTTGTCGTCGTAGGCCATCGGGTGATCCCCTGCTCGCTGGGTGAGTCGTTCGGGCTTATCAGTTACGTGTTAGGGCCGGTTCAGGCCCTGCGATGGAATGGTGTTACGGTTCCCCGCGTGAAGCGGAGCTTGGTTCGGCTGGCCAGCTCTCGATCGATCATTTCTGCTGCGAGTGCTTCGGGAGTCATTCCCCTCCGTTCCGCCTCTCGCTCCAGCTGCTCCATCAATCGCTGATCCAGACCGACCTCTTGGATCGGCATAGGGCCTCCTCGCGGCCTTCAGGCTGCGCTCTGATCGCCGGTATTCTCCGAAGCCAATGCAGCCAGCTGCGCTTCCAGCAGTTCGCGGCAGAGCACTGCACGCTGGGTGCGGTGATACGCGGCCAGTGCCTGGATCAGGTTGAATGTGTCCTCATCGACCCGGACCTTGATCTCGCGGTCATGCAGGTGCTTGGGGTTGGCGTACATGCGGGGATGGCTCCTTGCAGTTGAAAGTGGTTATGCAGCTTGTGGGTAGATGTCGGGACGCAGCTCGTGACGTGAAACGCCAGTGGCTTTTTCAATTTCAAGAACTCGCTCGGCTGGCACACGCCCCGAGGCGCACATTTTCTGCACTGCCTGAGGTGTGACCTTGAGGAGTCGAGCGAGGGCGGATTGACCGCCTGCGGCCTTGGCCGCCTTGCAGATCGGTAGCTCTTCCATTTTGGGCCTCAAAGTTACAACTACAACCAAAGGTTATCGCACGAATGCGAAAACTACAACTGAGATTCACAGTGATATTTACAACTTGCGGTTGCATCATTCGAGGATGAGCACACTAGGTCAGCGCATCGCGCGCAAAAGAGAACAGGCCGGCCTGAATCAGTCAGAGCTGGCCCGCCGGCTTTCAGTAACCCCGCAAGCCGTTCAGAAATGGGAGTCCGGGGCATCAGTGCCCAGGGGCAAGAGGCTGGATGACATCGCAGCAGCCTTGTCCACCTCGGTTGCCTACCTGGTTACTGGTGAGCTATTGGCTCGAAGCGATCGGGCGGAGTCCAATGCCAAGCTGATAGGCCCTATCGATGCATGGGATGACGACACCCCATTGGATGACGACGAGGTGTATGTGCCATTCCTCAAGGAAGTTGAGCTTTCGGCCGGCAGCGGCAGAACCGTTGTGGAGCAGTCTCATAAGCAGAAGCTTAGATTCGGCAAGCTCACTCTTCGCAAGCAGGGCGTGCAACCAGACGATGCCGTATGCGTCACAGTCAGCGGCAACAGCATGGAGCCAGTACTCCCGGACAAGAGCACTGTCGGCGTGGACCAGGGCAGCACCTCTGTGGTGGACGGAAAGATGTATGCGCTCGACCATGACGGGCAGCTTCGCGTGAAGATGCTCTATCGCCTTCCCGGGGGAGGCATCAGGATGCGCAGCTTCAACCGTGATGAGCACCCGGATGAGGAGTACACGGCTCAACAGATGATCGATCAAAACATCGTCATCAAGGGCAAGGTCTTCTGGTCGTCCGTCCTTTGGTAGTGAATTTTCGGACCAGATCCACTCAAGCCCGCTCCTGCGGGCTTTTTCATGCCCCGAATTACAACTGAAAATCCAAGAAGATGAACCGCATACAACTTTCAGTCGAAAAAATTACAACCAAGGACTTGCGCTCTGTAACTCTTGGTTGTAGATTTGGTTGCAAGCAGTCACTCACCAGGGACTGCGGAGGCCCTCTAGCCTCACCGCTCTTTACACAACCTGACGTGAACCCCTCGACGTACCGGCAGCCGCCGGTGGCAACCAAGCTAAACCGTCGACCATGCAGCCTCTGGATAGCTGCCGTGCTTCCACATGCAAGCACGCGAAATCACCCGCCCAAACTGGCAATGCATCGAACACGAAATGTGCGGCGCCGGTGAGAGACGACTCGGTAGCGGTGGGTGGTGGAGAAAAGAGATTTCACTGATGCAGCTTGGCGACAGGCTGCATTGGGAAATCAACCGCCCTGGAGGGCAAATAGATGAGCCAGTTTGCAAAACTCTTTGAGTTTGAAGACCTGGGGCAGGTGCTGATCAAGCTTGATGATGGTGATGATGGTCCAGAGGTGCGGACCTATTTCGTGCCTGATGGGTTCGGCGTCTGCTCTATCGCGATGACCTTCAAGCCTGATGCGCAGGATGGTGAGTGGCTTAAGGCTGAAAAAGCTTTCGCCATGATCGACCGGGAAAAGGCACGAGTTTTGGTATCTGAGGCGCTGGCAACAATTCCAACTGGCCTCTCCGCCTGACTTCCTGACAGCCGGAAAGACGGCCCGATGTCCTGCTCCCCATCGCAGGCTGCATCGGGATGTGACTTGTAGTTTGCCTCGGCGGATCAGGGGCGCCACACCAAGCTGGTGCGGCCAGTCAGGTAGCGCTGCCGAAGCTGGCGTAAGTCTTTGGGGTTCGAATCCCCGCCAAGTCACATCACCGATGCAGCTTTCATCGATTTAAAGCGCATCAACGTGAGCCTTATGCAACTTAAGGCTCACCAAAGTAAACATTAATCGACGTTCACGCAGGCGAATCCGGGGCCTACCCGGCCAGACCAGATGCATGTGAGGTAGCGCTCACCGCCTGCACCCTTCCCTTCACTTCGACCGCATTGGCGGGTGCCAGGCTGGCTTTTCACGCCCAGTTTGGTCACTGCGCCTGGCATCCGACCAATGCGGCTCATGAGGACTTCGCAATGTGCGATTGCAGACAGAAATTCGAGCAAGCCGCAGTAGAGCGGTACCCGGAAATCACCGGTGCCAAGGCGACCCTGCAGGGTTACATGCTTATCCCAGCTGGGCGCCAGTATGCGGAGTGCGAGGTCGTTGGAACCCGGAACACCACCAAAGGCAAAGAGGTCAAGGCCAAGGCAACCATCAACGTACTTGGCAACTACTGCATGTTCTACGGCGAGAAACACCCGGAGGCAGCATGAGCCAATACACGGAGGCAGTCATGAGTGCTGCGCAATCGCTGGAGAAAGCTGAGGCCGCCCACAAGCTCGCGAAAGAGCGGCTCGCTGCTGTTCGCGGACACTGCGGGCAGCGCGGATATTCGGTCACGGTCAACGGCGTGACTGTGGCGGTTTCGGAGTGCGACAGCCGCACCTATCAAGGAACGCTGATCAGAGGCCGGGAAATGATCCACCTCGGCGCCCTCAAGGCGCTCGGCGCAGAGCTTGATGCAGCAGAGAAGCGCGTCCGCGAATGTCGCGCCTATCTGGCATCGATCGTCATCAAGTAACCCACCACCACCTGGAGGCGACCATGGGCGCACTTCGAGCAGAACAATGGCATTACGACGAGCAGTTGCCTCCGGCGGTGAGTGAAAGCGCCGACGAGGAAGCTGTGCGCATCTGGATCGACAACGGCGTTGCCGAGCTGCTGGCACGCCGGGACTACCTGTTCCCGCTTAAGGGCAAGCAGGTCGGCGTCACCTTCGATCGGCTGGCTCTGGCAGTCGATGAGCACGCCATGTGCGAGCTGAGCGGAAGCGGCAGCAATACGGTGCTTGGTCGCCTGCTGCTGGACACCACGATAGGCACCCAGGGAGACGCCAAGATTTCGGCTATCGAGATCTTGTCGGTTCGTGACCCAGCCAAGCTGTTCGAGCAGCTGGCCCGCGATCTTCTGGAACCCTTCGCCAAAGAAGGGGTGCTGGCTCAGGCCGAGGAGGCTCAATGAAAAGCCCTCACGTCCTGATCGACGAAGAGCTTGAGGCCATGGCTCACCCTGAGACACCACGGTCCTGGCAGGCCATGGTCCTCAAGCTCCTCACCGAAATGCTGGCCGACCAGCGCATCACCATCGAAGAATTCAACCACTACTGCGGGCGCCTCAACAAGATCGTTGATGGGCGCAAGGAGGTCGCGTGAGCAAGATTGATTGGGCTCGTTGCCCTGAGGCAACCCACTTTGACCCTGTGGACCAGAACTTCCTGCGCGAGGTTGGTGAGGCGCTGCTGCTGTTCAACAACAAGCGTGGGTGGACAGTGCCGCTGTATACCGCGTACGGCCTGCGCATCGAAGACTGCCATCGCCCGCTGATCAAGCGCCCCGAGTGGAGTGGCGAGGGCCTGCCCTCGGCTGGAGAAACAGTCGAGCGCCTCGACATCAATGCCAACTGGGTCAACTCGCTGGTCATGTATGTGGGCACTGATCGCGTGGTGCTCCGCGACCCATCCGGTCAAGAGTTCGTGCCAAAGCTCCAAGAGCTTGCTGATTCGTCGGAGTTCAAGCGCTTCCGGCCAGCTAGGACAGCCGAGCAGTTGAGCGCCGAGCAGAAAGCTGCTGAAGACAGGAAGCGTCTGATCGACGAAATGTACCAAGGCCTGTCGCACAGCAACGCCAGCGAGACACGGCGCATTTGCGCCGAGATCTTCGACAAGGGCTACCGCAAGCAGGAGGCAACATGACCACGCCAATCGTAAAGTCGCTTGTCGAAGAGCAGGTCGAGGAAATTCAGGCCGCCCAGGTGCGCGGGACTCTGCGCTTTCCGTTGGGCATGCGCGTCGCCGACCTACCCTACCCGATCAAAGCTGACTGGCTGAAGCGCCGCCCTATCGCGCGGCCGAGGCCATGCCCATGACCAGCTACCAGCGCGCCCGCCGCATCGCAACTTTGCGCGGCTCCTTCATCGCCCTCACCTTCTGCACCGGCTGGCTCCTCCTGAGCGCCCTGGCCGGCACCATCACCCAGTAACCACATAATCAGCGCCCACCGCATGGATGGCGCGGGAGAAACGCATGTCCGCAGAAAAAGAACTGATCGTCGCTCCTCCGCAGGAAACAGCCCTGGCGGTGTATAGCGCTGAAAAGGGCCTTGAGCCTTGGCTGCAGCAGATCCGCGTCAAGATCGACGAGTTCTTGGCAGTTGTGCCGGACCTGAAAACGGTCAAAGGCCGCAAAGAAATTGCGTCGATGGCCTATGAGGTTGCACGCACCAAGACTGCAATCGAAAACAAGGGCAAGGAGCTGTCTGCCGAGCAGAAGAAGGTGCCAGCCCGCATCGATGCTGAGCGCAAGCGGGTTTGGGACATTCTTGAATCCTGGCAGAAGGAGGTGCGCAAACCTCTGGATGACTGGCAGGCCGCCGAGGATGCGCGGATCGACCGCCACAACGACCGCCTGAACTGGCTGAAGACGCTAGCAGACGACCTGGGCGAACTGAACTCCCTGCAACTCAAAGGCCTGATTGCCGAAGCCGAAGGCATGCAACTGGGGGCTCACTGGGAGGAATTCGAGGCAGAAGCGGCAAACACCAAGGATAAGGTGCTGACCAGCTTGCGGGCAGCGCTCCAGAAGCGCGAGCAGTTCGAGGCGGAGCAAGCCGAACTGGCCCGCCTGCGCCGCGAAGCAGATGAGCGCGCCGAGCAAGACCGCATTCGCCTGGCACAAGAAGCCGCTGTCGAGGCTGAGCGCCAGCGCGTGGCCCAGGAACAGCAGGCAGCCCGCGAAGCAGCAGCCCGCCGCGAGAAGGAGCTGATTGACCAAGCCGCTGCACAAGAGCGCGAAGCCGAGAACCAGCGCCTGCAACTCAAGCTGCAGGCCGAACAAGCCGAGCGCGCTCGCATTCAGGCCGAGGCCGACCGCGTTGCCGCCGAGCAGCGGATGGAGCAGGAGCGCCAGGACGCCGCTCGACGGCAAGAGGAGGCAACCGAGCAGGCGCGCCAGGAAGAACGCCGCCGCGCCGATGCAGCTGCCGCCGAGATCGTGCGCCAGCAAGAAGCCCGCGAGCGCGACGAAGCGCACCGCCGCAGCATCAACCGTGCTGCTCTTGAAGCTTTTATGGCCGAGGGCATGCCTGAGTCTTGCGCCAAGCAGGCGGTCAAGCTAATCGCTCAGCGCAAGATCCCGAATATCGCCATCTCCTACTGAGGTCGCCATGAGCCAAGCAGTAGCCATTATCTCGCAGGACATTTACGCGCAGCGGAACCAGTTCGCCAACGTGCTGACCGACCGATCGCTGAACTTCGAGCGTGAGGCTGAATTCGCCATCCAGGTGATCACCTCGAGCGAGTACGCCACCAAGATTGCAATGCAGAATCGGCAGTCGGTGGCTAACGCGATAACCAACATCGCCGCCATCGGCATCAGCCTGAATCCGGCCAAGAAGCAGGCCTACTTGGTTCCGCGCGACGGCCGCATCTGCTTGGACATCAGCTACATCGGTTTGATGGACCTGGCCATGTCGACCGGCGCCATCCGTTGGGCTCAGGCTGAGCTGGTGTACGCCGCCGATGCCTTCAGCCTGAACGGTTTCGATAAGCCACCCACCCACTCCTACAACCCGTTCGCCAAAGACCGCGGCGAAGTGATCGGCGTATACGTGGTCGTGAAGACTGCAGACGGCGATTACCTCACCGAGACCATGAGCATGGAGGACGTGAATGCGATTCGCGATCGTTCCAGTGCCTGGAAGGCCTGGGTCAGCAAGAACAAGTCCTGCCCATGGGTCACCGACCCGGGCGAGATGGCCAAGAAGACCGTGGTGAAACGCGGTTACAAATACTGGCCAAAGACCGAGCGCCTGGAGCAAGCCATTCACCACTTGAACACCGATGGCGGCGAGGGCCTGGCCAGCGTGGCTGGCTCGGCGCCTACCGACCCAGAGATGGTGAACAACTGGATCTCGCTGGCACAGAAGGCCGGGAGCCTGGAGGCACTGACCGACGTGTACCAGCAGGGAACCGCAGCAATGAGGCAGACCAAGGACGCGACAGGCCATGCCCGATTCAAGGCCGAGGTCACAAAGCGCGCCGATGCCATCAAGGCAGAATCGGCGCCCATCGATGGCGAATCTGAGGAGGTGTTAGATGGAGCAGCGTAGCGCTGAATGGTTCGCGGCACGCCTTGGTTGTGTCACGGCGAGCCGGGTGAAAGACGTGATGGCGAGCGGCCGCGGTGGCGCGCCGTCTGCTACCCGCAAGAACTACATGATGGAGCTGCTGTGCGAGCGCCTCACCGGTCAGCAGAGCGGTCCAGACCTGTCCAGCAAACCCGCCGTGCAGCGCGGCGTCGAGCTTGAGCCGTTTGCGTGCATGGCCTACGAGGCTGACAAAGGCCTGATGGTGATTGAAACCGGGCTGGTCATGCACCCAAGCATTCCTGGCTTTGGCGCTTCGCCGGACGGACTGGTGGGTGATGATGGTGTGCTGGAGATCAAGTGCCCGAACACAGCCACCCACATCGCCACAATGCAGTCCGAACGACACGACCCGCAGTACGAGTGGCAGATGCTGGCCCAGATGGCCTGCACCGGCAGGGCCTGGGCGGACTTCGTCAGCTACGACGACCGCCTGCCTGAGCCGCTTCAGTACGTGTGCCATCGCTTCGAGCGCGACTTCAAGCGCATCCGCGAAATGGAGTCCGAGATCAGGGCTTTTCTGGAAGAGCTCAACGAGCTGGAGAAGGAGATGCGCGAGCGGATGAAGGAGGCTGCATGAACCAATCAATCGACCTGGAGGCCGCACAAGCGGCCTTCTTTGCCTCTGGTGGCCAGCTGGTGGTGCTGGAGGGTTTCAACTATCGGCCGCTGCCGCCGCGCAAAGGCCCAGAAGCGCAGCCAGCGCCGGTGGCTGCCAAGAAGGCCGCACCATCGCCCCGCAAGGAAAAAATGAAAGCCCGCGCCGACCAGGTAGCCGAGATGGCCAAGACCATGACGTGCCAGCAGGTCCATGAGGCCACTGGCATTTCCAAGCAGGCCCTATTCCGGGCCTCGCGGGAAGGAAACTTCGTGTTTCGCCGGGCCGAGCGGAAGAAGTCGGCCAACAGCAAACGCGATGCTCAGCGCCAGATCCAGCGCAACCTGAAGCGGATCGAGGAGCTGAAGGTGGTTCAGCAAATCTGCGCCCTGCGCGATACAGGACTGCACCGGGCCCAGGTGGCCGAGCAGTTGGACCTGAATTACGGGACGCTGGTGAACATCATCGAGCGCAACGACATCGACTTCCCGCGGGTGCGTATCAGGAAATGAAGCGCATCAACAACCTGGTCCGCCAGCGCCGGCGGCAAGAACAGTTCCACCTGCCGCCCAGCGGCCTCACGGAGCACCGAAATGCAGAAAGCATCCTCTGGAGTGGTAACCCTGCCGGCCTGGATGAATCGGCCGGTCAAGAAGCTGTACATCACCCGCAGCGGCGGCCAGTACCGGCCTGACGATGTGGCCTTGGCCTTTGCGCTCAGCCTGCGCTTCGACGACAGCGCCGACCACCTGCGCCGCCTGGCCAGGCGCCTGGTCGACAAAGTCTGCCTTGAGCACCAGCCGAACATGAAGCGCCTGGCCCGGGAGCTGGACGACGAAGAGGTGTTTGCTGCAGCGCTCAAGATCATCAACCGGGTGTGCGACCTGCTCGACATCGGGCCTGGCACCCGCTTTGTGCGTAATGGAGAAGATGATGGCTCTGACGCAGCAGCAGCGTGATGAGCGCCGGCGCGAGAAGGCCGAGCGGTTGCAGGAGGAGGACCTGCGCTTGAAGGTACGACCAGGGACTAAACAGGCCCTGCTGGAGCTGATGGAGTGGGCCAGGATCGAGGAAAAGGGCGAGGCGATGACGCTGATGATTCATCACATCGAAGCGCTCGGGCATCACGCACTTTTCAGGGTCGCGCGCCACGAAATTGAAGCTCACCGATCTGTGGCGCGGACTGAGCCGCTGCGGCTATCAGCTCGGAAGCGAACCGGCCAGCACTTGCGAACGATATGCGGCTGGGCTGATGCCACCTACAGCCAGATGATCGAGGCTTTGATTCACGGAATCCACGCGCTCGGCAGGATGAAAGCGGCGAAGTTTGTCACCCCGCCGCGCCACGAGATCAGCATATCACCCAGCTTGGCCCTGGCCTTCGACCGGAAGAGCATGCTGATGATTCAGCAGGATCCGGGCGATGAGGTCGTCAGCCCTACAGCCTAGCTTAGGCCTAGCTTTGCGTATACAGCAGCCCGAACCCTCTCGCACGCCTCGGGCGTCGGATCATCAATGCAGATCACTGCGGTCTCAGAAGCTAACCGAGTCCCGCTGCTCGCACTGGTGACCAGTTCAGCCAATGGGCGGGCCTCATAGATCAAAGTTGGGTTGTCGCCTCGCTGATCCGCAACGTAGATGAGTCGGTATCTTTGCAGAGCAGTCTCCGCGATTTGTCTCTCTTGAATAGCCAGCATCTCATCCTCCCTGACCCGGCCCATGCCGGTCACCCGTAATACCCCATCCCTAACCAAATTGCCACCATGTCGCCACCAGCAGGGAGGGCGGCGCATGCATGGAGAAAGCCATGAGCCAGTTTTACCTTCAGGATAGTCGCAGCCATGTGGGTGACGGCCTCATGTTCTGGGCCTTGGGCGGCGGGTACACCACCAACCTCGACAAGGCCGAGCTGTTCACCCAGGAGCAGGCCTGTGGCCACCGGGAAACAGACGTTCCATGGCCGAAGGACTACGTCGACGCCCGCGCACACCTCGGCGTAGACCATCAGTACATCAGCCTGGACGAAGCCCGCGACCAGTTGCGCCCGGGATGCACTGTTATCCTGCAAGTTCCAGGGCACTGGAACGGTAACGACATTGCATTTGCCAGGTGGCCAATAGGCCACACGTTCCGATTCGAGAAGGCACATCACCTAACCCTCGAGGCTGCCGAAGCGATCGGCAACACCCCAGAGGAAGCGGTGATCTGGCCCTTGTCTTACCTTGAGGCCAAGGCCAGGCGCCTGGTGCACAAGCGGGACGTGAATATCAAAGAAGCCCTCCGTGGCACTGGCATTGAGATAGCGAAGCCGCGGAAGCAGCGCAAGCCCTGTGACCGACCGCTCAACTGCCACGGCTGCGGACGCTTCATCAGCTGGGACGGCCGATTCCTCAGCGACTGCCAGAACTGCGGCGCGAACAACTGCCCGTGACCCTCCGGCGCTGCTCGCCAGCGCCTTCCCCGCAAACGAAAACGCCGTCCTGATAGGTGGCGCTGAATGACCAAGAGCAGGTGTTACCAGGTCTTCGGCTCTGACTTCTTGTACGAACCACCGGTCATGCACTTCTCGACCAGGTCTTCGCGAGCCTTGTTGTCCGGAAGCGTTTTCAGGTAGTCGGGCTGACAGTGTTCGCTAGTCGGCTCATAGGCTGCCGTGTCGACGGCGTCTTCTTTGCAGCCCGCCAGAACCACTGCAGAGAATGCGGCGGCAGAGAAGAAAACCAATGCTTTGTGGGGCATAAGCTCATTCCTTTGAAGTGGTCGGGCGTTATAGCAAACCTCGACCAGCATCGCAAAGACCTCTCAGCGCTGCCCGCCAGCGCCTTCCCTATTCAACGATAACGCCTCCCCGGCGAGGGCGGCGCCATCGTCGCGGCGCTATAGCTATCGAAGCTGCATCCAAGAGGGGTTGTTTTGAAGCGCTTCGTTGCACTCTTCCCAAAATTGAAGAAGAACATCTTTTGCTTCTTCGGGCGTATCAAACAGGCCCGACGGGATCGCGACACCCTTCACTACATGATCAACCTCGATCGAGAACTGTTTTGCGCCAACCGCGCGGATCACGCGGCCTTGAGTCCCACGACCGACGTTGATGAACCCGTCAGCCTTCAGTTCTGCAATGACTTCAACTACATGGACCATCTCTAACCCTCCGTTGGTAAGTGGTGGCACTTTAGCATGCACTTGAGATTTTCCCATGCCCACCGCAATCGACCTGTTCGCCGGCCTCGGCGGATGGAGCACCGGCGCGCGCGCCGCAGGCGTCCAGGTTCTCTGGGCCGCAAACCATTGGCCGGTGGCCGTTGAATGGCACAGCGCCAATCATCCCGACACGCAGCACGTTTGCCAGGACCTGCACCAGGCCCGCTGGGAGCAAGTGCCGGCGCACGACATCTTGCTTGCCTCGCCCTGCTGCCAGGGCCACGCCAAGGCCCGCGGCAAGAAGTCGGGCAACCCTGAACACGACGCATCGCGCTCGACGGCATGGGCGCCGGTATCGGCCCTTGAATTTCACCGGCCGCAGGCGGCGGTGATCGAGAACGTGCCGGAGTTCACCGACTGGCTCCTCTACCCGGCTTGGCTGCAGGCCATCCAAGCGATGGGCTACCAGTGTGCGCCGCACATCGTGGACTGCGCGGACCTAGGGGTGCCACAGCACCGCGTGCGGCTATTCATGGTGCTTACCCGCAGCAAAGCTCCACTAATGCTTCAGCTGCAGCGCGAGCGGCATGTGCCGGCGAGCAGCTTCCTTGACTTCGACGCCGGGCGCTGGTCGCCCATCGAGAAGCCAGGCCGAGCCCAGGCCACGCTCGACCGGGTGCGCAACGGCCGCCAGCGCTTCGGCGGACGGTTCATCATGCCCTACTACGGCAAGGGCTCCGGCACCACCGGCCGGGACATAAACCGACCTATCGGCACCATCACCACCCTGGACCGCTGGGCCCTGGTCGACGGTGACCGCATGCGCATGCTCAGCGCCAGCGAGGCCCTGGCCGCGATGTCGTTCCCAGCTGACACCTTGCGGCCGGACAGCCACCGGCTGACCATGCACATGGCCGGCAATGCGGTACCGCCTCTTGCGGGTCAGCGAGTAATCGAGGCGCTCCTAAAGGCCGCATGACCTGATCCTCGGGGGCGCTAGCCGTTCTGAACTTCTCGTGCCTGTATCGTAGTCCCGTCGTACATGGTGAGTACGAGGTTTTTCAAGACACCAGCCAGACGATTCGGAAATCGCGGAGTTCCACTTCTATCAGTCCAGTTGTAGATGAAATTGTTTCCTTCGAGCCACCCAATTGGTACTCGATGTTGTTTTGAGTCGAAATACTGCCCATCTTGGAAAAACCCATCAAAGACAACCCCGTTTGCTGGATTCTCCAAGCAGTACCGCAGCCCTGGCTTCATTCCTGTGGAAGCTTCAAGCATTTCAATGCTCCTCAATACGCCTGAAGTTTTAGCGTAGCTGAAAGCTCCCCTTCTCCCATCCGTTTCGCATCCAGCACAAAACTAAATAGAGGTATCCCCATGCCCACAGAAAACAAAATCGATTGCCCAGCACTCCACAAGCGCAGTGGCAGCTACCCGTTCGGCGATCGAGTGCCGCGGACAGTCCGGATGCTGAAGACCGTCACCGCCGACCCTATGCCTGGCATCGGCCTCGCCTACATCAAGGGCGATGCGCCGGTTGCTAAAGAGGGTCGAACCTACCCCGTGTGGACGAATAGCCACGGCGCCGTCACAGCGGTAGTGGGGAACGGCGTCCGCCTCGGCCTGCGTCCGGCGGAGTTCGAGGTCGATAGCTGGCACGAACTTGCAGGTGGACAACTGCCATCTAACCCAGAACAACCCCACGCCGAGCCGATAGCGTGGATGGTTGGTACTGCCATCCGGTGGACCAAAGAAGAGGCAGAGCGGGATGCGGCGGCGACTGGGCTGCCGATTGTTGGCCTGGGGCCGATGATCGGCGCAACGCCTGCCGAGCAGCGCCAGGGCGAGCCTGTGCTTTGGCGATACAGGAAGACCCCTGCCAGAAGCTGGTTTTACACGGTGCACGAGCGCAGCGCAGAGATAGCCCTGCGTGATGGGTACATTGTCGAAAATTTCTACGCCCACACCGACCCTGGCGAGGTTGATCGGCTGCGCAACTGTCTGAGAACCGAAATCGAAGCGGGCGACAGCTGTAAGAAAGAGGCGCAAGACCTGCGTACCCAGCTTGACGATCGGGATGCAGCACTGGAATGCATGACCACGACCGCCAGCAGCTACAAGTCCGAGCTCGCCGAGCGGGATTCGTTGCTGCAGCGCATGAAAACCCTGTTCCGCACCGACGATCCATTCGACTTGTACGACGCAGTGTGCAACGCGCTGGCCTGCAAATCCTGACAGGATTACATCCGTACCACTCAGATGTAACCCCTCTCCCCTCTATTCACTGCCGCGATATGGCGGCCAAGGAATCGACATGCTCGAAAGGACACCGATCAAGACGGAGGCCGAACTGTGCGCGGCCTTCATCCAGTCGATGAACAAGCAGGCCGATTGGACCTGCTACCCCGAAGCTGCTGGCTTCGACATCCTGGCCGTGCACACCAGCGGTCGACAGATCGGCGTCGAGGCGAAGATGAGCCTGAACGCCAAGGTGGCCGACCAGATCCTGCCGAAGGACTACGAGAACTTTTACGGCAGGCCCGGCCCGGACCATCGCCTGGTGATCGTCGGCAAGGCCAGCGATGCCAGTCACGGAATCAGCCGCATGTTGGGCCTGCTCGGTGTTCCGGTTGTGCTCCCCCGCTGGATGTCTCGTGGCGGCGACAAGTCCGGATGGGAATTCGATGTGCGCTGCGTGGACAACCGGGACTGGATGTCGTTCTTCGTAAACGAAGAGTACCTGCACCTGTTCGACTGGAACCCGGCAGAACGATGTCGGGTGCCAATGGTGGTTGGTGCGCACCAGGCCGGCGTCCCCTCCCCGGTTAGCCTCACACCCTGGAAGGAAGCGGCGCTGCGGGTGATCGCCTTGATGCGCTCGCAGGGCCACATCGCGGCAAAGCAGATTCAGGAGCTCGGCATCAGCCCGACCGCCTGGACGCGACCAAAGGGCACAGACCCTGGCTGGCTCGATCGCGGGTCAGTGCGTGGCACCTGGATCGAAACAGAGAACATGCCGCCGTTCGACAAGCAACACCCCGAGGCCTACGCCATTGTCGTTGCTGAACTGGCCGCCAAAGCCGACCCACAACTGGAGCTCACCGCATGACCCGCCTCGCCCTCTGCCTCCTGCTGCTGGCCACCGGCGCCAGCGCAAGCGAGAACGTCATCGACGTGCAGCACGACAGCCAGCGCGGCGTCACCTGCTACCTGCTCAACGGGGTCGGCATCAGCTGCATCCCCGACAGCCAGCTCCAGGCCGGCAACGAGCGTCAGCTCTCCCCGCACGAAACCCAACCCGAACCTACACCCGCTCTGGCGCCTGGGCGCTGGATTGATGAGAGGTATCAGCTGTGAGCAAGATCGACTGGAGCAAAGCGCCAGAATGGGCAGACGGCCATGGCCTAGTCGCCCATCACGGCATCACCGAGGTGTGGATCAACACGGACCAGTACGCTGTGGTCGGCGCAGAGGATCGCGCTTATCCCTATGGCGGCGGTACCGGCGATCACCGGCACAACTTCACCCGAGGCCAGATCCAGTACATCACGCCGCGGCCGGCGAGCTGGGATGGAGAAGGCCTGCCGCCAGTCGGTCTTGAAGTCGAGTGCACCTTCGACTCCTGGGGATACTGGCTGAAAGGTAAAGTCCTCTGCTACGGCGAGAAGATGATCTTCATGGAGCAGGAGAGCAGCAAGGGCGACGGAAAGTTTGAGGGCTCCATGAACCCTGATGGCATCAGGTTCCGACCTATCCGCACGCCTGAGCAGATCGCGGCGGAACAGCGAAAGGCGGCTATCGATGCGATGGCAGCTGATGCCCAGCTGGACTTCAGTGCAGGTGAGCTCCTCACTGCCCGCGAGTATGTCGAGTGCGCTATCGCTGCTCTTCATGACGCCGGCTACCGCAAGCAGGTGGCGCCATGATCGCCCTAGCCTACATGGCCTACCTGATCTACAGGAGGTCGAGATGACCTGCATCCGCATCGAGCACGGCTTTGTCTGTCGCTCGCCATTCTTCCGCCTACCGCTGGCCGACGGCACCAGGGTATTCATGAGCTGGCACAACTACCTCGGGCCGATGTTCTTCCGCGACCGCAATGAGCGGCGCGAGATTGAGGACTGGTACGAAAACCTGCTGATCTGCGAAGCGCTCGACTGGTTCATCAAGCGCGGCCACCGCGCCTAACCCCTCCCCCTACAACTCAAGCCCGCCGACATTTGCGGGCATGGAGAGACTCATGCTCAATTTCTTGACTCGCATGTTCAAGCGAAAGAAGAAGCCCGAGCCGCGCCCGGCGCTGGCACCGACAGGATACGCACGCGGCCACAGCCCGGCAGCCGGAAGGCAAGATCCGATGCTTGATCCGCTCAACCCGTTGAGCCCCTTCAGCCCGCTGCATCCCGCTTACCAGACCGACAGCTACGAAACATCGCGCAGCACCAGCAGCTCCTGCTCCAGTCGTGACTACAGCAGTTACGACGGCGGCAGCAGCTATTCATCGAGCGAGAGCAGCAGCTCCAGCGACAGCGGATCCAGCTCAAGCAGCTGCGACTGACCACCAACCTGCCGCAACCGGCGGCATGGAGACCACCCATGAACCTGATCGACTGCTACGTCCCGAAGATCCTCGGCGAGCCGTACCGCAAGTTCGGACACTGGTGGGTATCCGTGGAATACACGGCCGAGGGCTGGCCTGGAACCAAAGAACTCATGTTCCGCACAGAGGAAGCCGCCCGGGCGGCGAAGGTCGGGCACCACTTTTTGGCCTGAGGAGGCCCACATGGCAAACGCCACCGCTGCAGTTCAGCCAGGCTTGCTGCCGAGAATCATCCGGGCCGGTGATGCGCCCGGATATCTCGGCATGTGCAGAGACGAATTCAAGAACACCGTCCGCCCATTCGTGCGCGAATTTCCGATTGGAAAGCAAGGCATTGGGTTTGATCGACTTGAGCTGGACGCCTGGGTCGACGCGTACATCGAGGCGATGGCCGTTGAAAAGGCCGCCGATCAAGACAACAATCGGCCTCGCAGCGAGCGTCTGGCCGTGACCTCCAAGGAGAATCCATGGCCAAAAAGGCAATCACAGGCCTCCAGAAAATGCCGAGCGGCATCTGGAAAATCGACAAAATCTACAGGGGAGAGCGAATTCAAGAAAGCACTGGCACTTGTGACCGGGAAGAAGCAGAGCAATACCTGATCCATTTACTGGAGAAGATGCGCCTGCGCAAAGTCTATGGCGTGCGCGAGATCAAGACGTTCAGCGCCGCAGCGGCCAAATACTTGGTCGAGCACAAGGATCAGCCCTCATTCAGGATCACTGCGCTGTACCTGAACCAGCTGGACGACTATATCGGCCACCTGCCGCTGACGCATATCGATGATGAGGCCCTGGCCCCGTTCATTCGCGACAGGAAGGCCGATGTAGTACTACCGGATGGGAAGGTGAAAAAGGGAGTGAGCAACAGGACAGTTAACATCGCAATCGAACGAGCGATCCGTGTTCTATCGCTGGCGTGCAGGAAATGGCGGGACGAGGAGCGCCGGCCGTGGCTGGACAGCGTGCCGCTGCTAACCAAGCTGGAAGAGAAGAAGGCGAGCCGAAAGCCCTACCCCATGTCATGGGAGGAGCAATCGGTTCTCTTCGGTGAATTGCCAGACCATTTGCAGCGGATGGCCCTGTTCAAGGTGAACACGGGCTGCCGCGAGCAGGAGGTCTGCAAACTGAGGTGGGATTGGGAGATCTCGGTACCAGAGCTGGGCACCAGTGTGTTCCTCATACCGGCCGAGTTCGGCGGCAGGCATGAGAACTCTGGGGTTAAGAACCGGGACGAGCGTCTGGTGGTGCTGAACGACGTGGCCAGGTCGATCATAGAGAAGCAGCGCGGGCTTTCACGGGAATGGGTGTTCCCCTACAACGGCACCGCGATGCACAGGATGAACGATTCGGCCTGGAAGAAAGCGCGGGTGCGCGCGGCAAAGCTCTGGCAGGAGCAGCATCTACGGCCGGCACACCCTGGGTTCGCTTCTATCAGGATTCACGACCTTAAGCATACCTTCGGCAGGCGCCTGAAGGCAGCCGGTGTTTCAGAAGAAGATCGCAAGTCGCTTCTGGGTCACAAGAACGGCAGCGTGACCAGTCACTACTCCGGCGCGGAGATCGGTCAACTGATCGAGGCAGCAAACAAGGTATCGGCCACAGATTCACGCGGACCTGTACTGACAATACTGAAGAGGAGAATTGGGTGA